TTTGTGAAATGAATTTTTAATGTTTATTATAATTTTATGTAATATATTTTATTGTATCTATTGCATTTACTATTTTAAAATTAAATAATAAACTGCGTGGAACCTATATTTATTGAATAGCCACCCCATTTTGAAATTGGGGACATAGCCCCCCTACAATTTTATTCAAATGTGTGGTATACAATGCGTTGGTATGTGGTATCCCACAGGCTGTGATGCAGAGTGATGCAAGTTGCTGCAACTGAGCTCTATCAGAATTGTGTTGCATCCTTGCCACATTCCTATTATTTGACATCCAAATAGATCAATCAAGGTCTTGAAAGGAATTTATTCTATATAAGTAACCTGATCAGCGGCACCGCTTCGGTGTTCGTGGCAAGTAGAGTAAATGTAATGACTAGTCACCAGCTGATCTACGCATCCGGTTGTCGTGCTGTTTACTATGAGCGCACAAGTATCAAGTTCGCGAAATGCAATGAAAGCGAACTTACTCATATCTTTGACTTGCCTGATGCAGTTCCTTATGACGGAATTGCATTGTCTGATCTTGCGCGTGGTCATGCGATAATCAAAGCGTTTTCACTTATGGCATTCGATAATCGTAGACGGGCAATCCGTAAGTTGTTTCATCAGCACAAGATGTTTTATACTGATGCTTTGATTGATGATCTCGCAGCGCTATAAGTTCTAACACAATGCCCTAGTTTCAATTCGAGACTAGGGCATTTCTTTTATTCTGATTGTACAAGATTTTAGTGTAGATTAGGAGTAAAAAATATATGTTTGGCAGTATAAGTGTTGATTGATTGGGCAGGGAAAGTATTACTTGGATTGGAATACTTTAACCCACAAAGCGAAGTCAGACATGTATTCATGGTCATCTGACTTCATTCGCGCTAACGCATTCGCAGGCTCAATGCCCCATTCCTCCGGAACGTCATATCCAACGTCCAATCCTGGACAATCAGGATTGGTAATGAAAATCAGCTTGCCATCTACTTCGCGAGCCAAACCTCCACCTTGTGTTGCCCAAACTGGAAACGGATATTTTGACATGTTACTCGCTCCTAGCAAGGTGCAATCATTTGCACCATTGAGCGGTCGGCTTGTTTGCTATTCATTGCCGACCGCTCTAGCTGCAAACGCTTCGCTTGAAAGACCTTTACGTCTGCTTGATTGTCTTCAAGTGTTTACGAAGCGGCAGATACACCAGCGTGTTTATCACGCAACGCGTTCCATGCCGCTAAGTACATGTCACGATGATCAGGTCTTTCAGGCACGTCACGCAAACCATGTCGAAAGTCGTTACGGGCCTTTGTCACGATTGGATGCTCGACCGGATTAGTGGTCATTTTCTCATTCTCCTAGGGCTAAAAGCAAATTGGGCAGACTATTTCATCTGCCCAATTGCCTCTTGAAGAACTTGTCGAAAGCCTGTGAAGGCTCTACGAAGCGACTGTCACAGCGCCAAGCAAGCTTTCAAGTGACTGTTCATCTTCATCAGGCTCTTGATCATCTTCCACAAGAGCCTCAGCTTGATGCCTGGTAGCTTTCCAGGTCTTGAAGATACCGGGATCAAGACCAGCTTCCTCAGCCTTGCGAATCATGGCATCGAGGATCGTATCCCATGCCTCGCTTGGCATCTTGTCTCCGAACACACTGTCGGTCATGGTAGCGTTGCTAAGGCACAAACGCAGCATGTCCAGCGTCATGAAGCTAGTCATGCGACGCTTTTTGAGTGCATCGACGAAGGCAGGGCCGATCTTGCGGAATGCTGCCAGGCTTTCCACACCACGCTGCCGACTGATGTATTCATCGACAGTAAATGGCATCTGGAACTTGCCAGGAAGCTTGACGCTGCGACGTGCGACGTTGGCCAGTCGATTGACCAACGCGCTTTCGACTGCGTCAATGATGTATTCCTTGCCCTTGGTTGAAGTGGTAAGCAAGTCGTAGGAGGGAACCACGCCGCTCAGAACTGCGAGTAGTTCAAGCGGATCACCTTGTTTCTTGGCTTGCTGCGTGACCGGCGTAAAGACAAGGCAATAGCCGCTAGGGATACTGCCATCCTCTGAGCGATTGTTAGTTACGAAGCGGATCTTTGGATTATTCTCGACTTCGCGACTTAGCCAGTCTTGAAGAACTGCCATGCGAAGCAAAGCTTCATCATTATTGAAGTCATTCGGAGAGAAGACTTCACGACGAAACTCTGCCAAGTTAGCAGGCAGTTCCTTCACAGTCTCGACAAGTTTTGCTTGCCAAGCCGGATCGGTTGCACGTTCCTCGCCAAGAATACTTTCGACGTATTCTTGACCGAGGCTGGTAATGGTGACTTCCTCCGAAGGCTCCGAAGGCTGGACACCACCACTTGATGGAATTCCTTGAGCAACCATTTGTCTTAGCCTTTCCACACTTTGCGGGCTATCCGCATTTTGCGGCATTGCACCGCGATTTAAGTTAAACCATCAAGGTAGTATCTCAACATTAGGTGAGACTTACCTTGTTTGCGAGGAAAACATTACATCTACTGCTGCCCACAACTGCTAGCGGGGATCTTGATGCAACGCCGTACCTCGCGATTTCCGGCGCCACGTCTACGGTTTCCGCGCACCGGAGCTGTTTTCCGATTGCCTCGCTCGCTTAGCGTTTGAGACCATAAAAGAATACTCTCACAAGCAACGGTGCAAGTCAAGAGTTTTTTGACTTGTCGGAGGGAATTTTTGACTTGCGGCTAGGCAACGTTGCCTGGATTTCACACTATTTCACAGGTAGAACCGGGTACCGGTCTCTATACCGGTCCCACTTTGGGCTTTTATATAGGAAAATCAGAGGCTTGCGGCAGTTTACTCCGATCTAAATAGGGCAGGATCGCCCCGGGGTACCCCGTCCGGCAGGGGGGCACCAAACCTGTCGCTAATCATACAAAGGATGTATTAGGTTTGCCTGCCAATCTAAACAGTCTTTTAAGGGGGTATCAAAAATTTTTAATAGAAAGAAAAAAATCTATTATTAAAATTAATTACTAAAATGTAAATTTTTAGTGTACCCCCTATATATGAAATCCAACGTCCAAAGGATTTATTGGATAAGAATAGGTAAGATAGGGAATAGATTGGATAGGATAAGGATATATTAGATTAGATAGAGGGATATGTAACATTAGTAGCATGGTCGCACCGGGCAGGGTAGGCCGGGTCCGGCTGATGCCCTATTTAGATTGCCATAGGGCAGGCAAAAGCCTAGGCTTTCTGCGGGTTTCCGGTCTAAATAGGATCTAAACAGGGACCGGTATCCGTATTTATTACAGAAATTTTCAAGTTTCAATTAATAGATTTAGATTGACTTTATAAGTTGTTTAGTATACTAATTAGAATATGGATCTACCTATGAAAACAAAAGGCTAAAGACAATGGCACATCAATCAGTATACAGATTTCAAAGAGGGAATAAATTATCCCAAGAAGAAATTGATTTATTATTCCTCAAAGCAAATCAATACTTAATATCTTGTACATTTTTTGGTAAGAGAAAAAATCATAAGCAAGTTAGAGAAGCGTGGGATGTTATTAATACATTGAAACGCAAAGCTAACTTGGAGATAAATTTCAGGAAAGAAGATTTAGATAAAATAACCAAAGAGGATAAAGAATTAATAAGAAAAGAATTTCCAAATCCGCCGACTGATGTATTATCAGAAATTAAAGGATTAGATTATTTAGACACAGAAGCTTTGACTAAAGAGGAAGAAGAAGAATTAAAAGAAATGATGCGGCTTAAAGAACAAATGGATCGTGAGAAAGGAATTAGATAAATGCGCCAGGCAACACAACGCGAGATCGCGCGGGGCCCCCTCATGCCTCATGAGATCGATGCCCTAGGAGCGCTCGGCAAGAGGATCACCACAACCATCGAAGAGGCGCTGGCTAAGCTGCAACGCGGGCATGAAGATGAGCTCGACCGCCTGCTAGAGGTTGGCGATGAGCTCCGCGACGCCGCCGTGGTCATGCTCGACACCACGATCAGGCACCGCAAACGTGTTAGTGGTTTAACCAAGGCGATCGATGAATACGAAAAAGCTTTATCATTCCAAATAACACACTTTACAGGACATTGATATTATCTGAAATTTTCTTGTGTAAGTAATAAATAGTTCTTGACTTTTTAACCTAGTTGTGCTATAGATAATGATAAGGCGTTTATACGCCAAAACAAACGGCGCAGCTAGGGGTTAAGAAAGTGTTACAAGTTTCTAACGTTCCTTCTAACGGTCTACCAAACGGGCTAGACCTTTCAGAGAGTGTTGTTCAACTTCTAATAAACCATGAACAAGAGCCTGAACCTCTTGATAGGGAAGCTTTGTCTAAGCGAATTGATCCTTTCTTGCTTCTAAAGGTTTGTTCAAAAACTGGCAAGCAATTGGGTCAATGGAATGACAATGAATTGCAAGAAATGATTGAAACTAATGGAATTGAAAGAACGCAAACAGCATTAGTTCATATGAATATTTCCCATATTGCATTGCCATGGATTTACACGGATGGTATAGCTTTAGACAAATTAATGGAAATTGATCCTGAAGGCTATTACATTTATGCGCTCAGTCAATTACTATCATTTCAAAACACTTCTAACACAAATCAATTAATGGTTATGAAGGAAGCTGCCAGAGTTGGCAAGCTTCCTGATTATACTGCTTGTGGAATTATAATTCAATTCATTAAGGCTAAGTACCTGCTTAGACAGAAGCTTAATAATGTTACAAGTAACCCTATAGGTATTCATAACTTTACAATCGAAGATATTCATCACGCAAATAAACTATTACATAAGTATTTAACAATTAGCACTCGCATACATCGTAGCGGCGGAAATCTTGAAAAGAAATTATCACTTACGCCGCTAAGTGATAAGTGGGCGTTTGAAAAGCAGTTTGTTGAATTAGTTCCATCAATTCTAATCAAAGAGTTAAAACCTGCTTTGCAAAAACTTGTAGACTTCTACAAGCGTAGATTAAAACTACGTTCAAAAGCAATTGAATTTATTGAAACGGTCACGCAAACCGGCGCGTCTAATTTCAGGAACCAATACAAGCGTAGTCAATTCGTGGATATTGGTATCATTATTGAAAATATCGTAGATGATGTAGACCCGTATGATGAAAGTAGTATTATTGAAGCTGAAATTATTGCTAGAAGAATGATGTTTCAGATTGCACAGAAAGCGGCCTCTCCAGTTTCATCAGAAAAGCAAGGAAAATATACAATAAGACAGAAAGCAGGTGAAAAGCCGGTCATTATTCCAATACCAAAAAATAGGCAATCGGTAGAATTAAGAAATGCCAAGACTGGAATTAAAATTCCAGGATTTGGCGCAAAGAAAGCGGAGTAATGAAAATGGTTGATAACTATGTGTTAAAAATTACTCGCACATGGCCAGGTCGTCAACATGTCGAAGAACAAGATTATTTTGATGCTGCAAAAAAATTAGGCGTAACTATAGTCGATGAAGAAATTAAGCCGGGCGATATGTATTTGGCTGGCAGAAATGTTGGCATACAATTACTTACTTGCCATAAAGTAACAGATAACTATATCGTGCCAAAAGAAAAAGCATATCCATATGACGTATGGGAATGCAAAAAGATACAAATCAATGACTGAGCATTATATAATCCCTATTGAGGGTCGACCTACAATACATCCCGCATGGGAGGAAACTATTACATGGGCAGAACAATTCATTATCAACTTACTAACATTTACCAAGCAAAAGAAGCTTTCAAATCAACAGAAGATTATAAATTCACAGAATATCATTTCCTCGACCCCTACGACACCCAAGCATGGACCGACTTTGCTATGAAAATGTTCAATCTTCAGTTAAAACCAACCTCTTCTACCAGGCCGACTGAAAATTCAAGTGAGATTAATAAAAAGAAAACAGAACAAGAATTACATTTTCTAGCCTTATTGAATAAAGCCAAGGCTTCGCCTTCAAAAGCTCCGGCCGGTACAATTGATAAGAATAAAACAGCATTAGAAAAGCAAATCGCATCAATCATGAATAGAAGGAATGTTAAAATTAACATTCCTATGACACTTGCCGCGCGAAAAGAATTAGTTGCTAAAGATGCGGAAGTTTTAATAGATGGCAGTGCCATTGAAAAAATTGATGAAACTTCTAAACCAACTGATTACATTGAAAAGGAAAAAACCTTAATTTTCGATGAAAGTCAAGAGCTTGCGCTTAAAGGATTACTAGATCATCAATACGCATGTATCATTGGCGCGGCTGGAACTGGTAAGACTACTATTACTAATAGATTTCTTGCAAAAATAACAGATGAATTTATTCAAAAATACAATCGTGAGCCAGAGATTATTCTATGTTCATTTACTGGTAGAGCTTCAAGGAATTTGGCTTTGCATGTTCCAATGCATCTAAGAAAATTCTGTAGAACAATTCATGCGCATTTAGAATACAAACCTGTTGGTATTGTAGATATTAATAGCGGAGAAACTAAAAGATTATTTGTGCCGCATAGAACAGAAACTAATCCTTTAACAGCCGATATTATTATAATTGATGAAGCTGGCAATGTTCAGGTTTGGCTTTGGAATAATTTAGTAAAGGCGACACTTCCAAAAACAAAAGTCTACCAACTCGGAGACATTAACCAGCTCCCGCCAGTAAATGGTAAATCAGTTTTAGGCTATGCAATGCAGCAATGGCCCACCTTTGAATTAACAAAAATCCATCGCCAAGCATTAGATAATCCAATCATCGCCGGCGCACATAATATATTACAGGGTTATATTCCAGACACGCATCCTAACAATTTTGTAATGGTTAATTTACCTGATGACGAGCATGAAGCATATACTAAAGTTTTAAAAATTATTAAAACATTACATAAACAAGGATCATTTGATCCATTCAGGGATGCTTTAATTGTTCCACAAAATGTAGGTATTCTCGGGCAAGAGCATCTTAATGATCATTTTGTCTCATACTTCAATCCAGCCAAAGGAGAAAGAATTATTATCAGCGCGGCATTCAAGCATATTGCATTAGCGGTTAATGATAAACTAATGCTAACGCAGAATGATAATGAAAGGGGATTAACTAATGGAATGATTGGTAGGGTTATTAAAATCAAACCTAATGAATTATACTCATCAGTGAGAGATAAGATTAAATTCGATCCGAGAAGCGCAATCGATTTTAATGAACTAATGGCAACACTTAATAGCGCAGAATTTGCACAAGATGTAAACAACGCGTTTGATAAAAGAAATAAAGATTTAGAAGAGGGTAAAAATAGTGATTTTGCAGAAAAAGCACAAAGACAAGCAAGTCATATTGTAACAGTAAGATTTGAAGATCAAGATGTTGAATTTAGAACAGTCGGCTCATTTAATCAACTAATGCATGCGTATGCGGCAACTTGTCATAAGTGTCAAGGCGGGGAGTTTCCATTAGTTGTTATCGTATGCCATACAGAAAACGATAGAATGCTCTATAGAGAATGGTTGTATACTGCAGTTACTAGAGCTATTGATAAGGTTATTTTATTATCTAATAAAAGAGGCTTATTAAATGCGTTAAGTAGGCAGAGGATTAAAGGATTGTCATTGGAACAAAAGGCAAAGAGTTTTATGGATTTGCAAGATAAGGAAGATCATCTAGTTCCTAAGTGGCCGGATGCTTCGCAAGATGAACGGAATGAAAGGGAATAAACAGATGGAAAGATGGGAACTAATTGAAGCAATCTGGCTGCTAGAACGTGTTTTGGCTACCGTTCGACTTGGATATGGTTCCGCTCCATGGAACAAATTACAACGCATGAAAGCTGATCTACGTGCTTTGGATAATAAGCCGGCCGGAGGCCCGAGCATGGTTGCCGCCACGGGCATTGGGTGTTCCGCTTCTAACTTTTGGTTGAAACCCTAGCAAGGAGTACGAACCTGTGTACACAATTGACAAGCTGACTATAATCATTAGGAGACTTCTCGCTGCGCGAGACAATTGCGAGCATTATACACGCGCCGAGAGGATTGCCCGTCTTGATGCGCGCCAAGCGCTTGCTGAAATGCGCAGAACTATTCAATTCAATTGCAATACTTGCAATGATATAAGGCATATTCAAAACGCTATTGGTTATTTAATTCCTTGCCCGGATTGCACTGCATATCCTACAAAGGATCATTATGGAGATGAACATGTCTAGTCCCGGCCATCTAATTCCTGATCCAGATGAATTTACTAAATTAATAACAAATTTAGCAATAGAACTTCAACCGCCTACAATATTCGGTAAAAATGAAAAAGATTTTCATAAGCCGAGTCAATTACAGTTAAGATTAGAAAGATACTATGAAGAGCTATTCCAGTTTTGGCACGTAACTACCGTACTAACTCCTAAGCTAGCTGTTAGATCATCAATTCCCTATACCCAAAGAAAAGGCAAGCCTAACCATAGTAAAGGCGCTTAGCACAAAGGAGTATGAGCAATGCAAGAACAGCGATTAATTGAAAGTCTGGAAGAAAAGCTTTCAAAGCTTTCAGGTAGAGATCAAAGTTTTGCCAACAGTTTAATTGGTCAATATAGAGCAAAAAATTGGTTATCTGAAAAACAATGGCCATATGTTCATAGTCTACTTGCAAAGACTAATTCTCAATCATTGGCTGTGCCATTATTTGATTTAAGAGATGCTAGTGTATTATTTGATTTCTTTAAAAGAGGATCAATACATTTAAAATGGCCAAAGCTTCAAATATATTTTAATAATATTAGAATAAGACTTCATTATAATAAATATAAGAATTTTATTGGAGCTGCTTGTTATTATGATAATTTAGAAATATTCAAAGCTGCAAGAATTATTCCAGAGCAAAAAATTATAATAGAAGCGTTAGAAAATCAAATAATTATACAAAATGTGGTAGAAGCTGTTAGATCATTAACAACCGATTTAATAACAGGTGGGAATGAAAGTCTTAAAATCTATGGAATTAAAACAGGAAACTGCTGCTTCTGTTCTAAAGAATTAACTGATCATCGAAGTGTTGAAGCTGGCTATGGACCAATCTGTGCAGAGCGGTATGGATTACCTTGGGGCGACGAGGGAGATGAAGATAAAGAATTAATAATAGAAGAAATAAAGAATGAAGCCGAAACCATAATCTCAACCCTTTTAGGAGATGACTATGACCAATCAAACACCTAAGCCAGACAGACTTACGGTTTTCATGTCACCAACAGAATGCATAAAAAATAATCCAGGATTTATAACAGAATTAGTTCATTTATTAGAAGACGCAAAACAAAATGATATATGTATCCTGTGTATTATAAAAATACTCATAAATACAGCATCATCCTTATTAGGTGAATTAGCCGGAGAACTATCAACGGAAGATTTTACTAAAATACTAAAAGACATAAGTAATGAAGCAAATAAAAATTTTACTTATAGTTATACTAAAACAGTTAAAACTAAATCACCTGAAGAAATGAACAGAATACTAAATGATTTAAAAGAAATAAATAGAATACTAAATGATTTAATTAAAAATCTCAAAAATTACAGAAATTTTCCTTGACAAACCGTGTTATTTAGTATATAAAGAGACCATGCTCATGGAAGCCTCCCCGATTGCAGAAATGGGCAGCACTCGTCTCCCTGGCGACAAAAAGAACTCAGCGACGCCATGTCAAAACAGAAGCTACGAGATGGAGGTTTCTAAAATGTCCAACGGTTTATCAAACAATCTCGGCCCGAACTATACAATCACAGCTGATAATATTTATGAAGTTGAAGTACCGATGGAATTTATTCGTGCGTATTTAGATGCAGAAATTGAATTAGATCAACATGAAGAATTTGCAACCGCACTAGATTTAGCACAAGGAGAGGTTTTTCAAGGAAAAAGTTGTGCATATCTTATCATTAGAATTGCAAAAGAAGAAGACTTAAACAAGTGAAACACACTAACAGTTTGAATGGAGGTTTCTAAAGATGGACGAAGGCCGTTCTGCAATTCGCCCAACTTTCAATCGTTTTAAAGGTATTAAAGGAAACAAACTTGATTATGTTAACAGAAAAATTCTTCATATGCAAAGAATAGGTATTGAAACAGATCGAGATTTAAACACCGCCAGACCCAAATGGCGCAAAGAAGAACAACTTGCTACTGAAAAAAGGATTAAAAAATATAACGGAAAATTAACAAGTGCCTAATCATGCAAAATACCGCCATATAATGCATTCAATCAACTGCGCAAATTGCGGCAAACCGCTAGCTTTTTATTATTCCGTTATTAATATAGTCTATTTAAACTTTATTCCATATTGTTACCTTTGTATGCATTCGCAAACAGATTTAATTGATGAGTTACAATTAAAACAAATAGACGGCACGCAAAAACTCTATCAACTAGATAAAACTGACCAAGACAAACAGGCGTCACTCAGATGGTTCAGACTGAAATGCAAACCTTTAATAAAATCTCTACTCCAAAATCAGATTTAATAACTTTTCTAAAGCATCAAGAAATCAGCTTGATAATTCCTGGTAATATGCATGATGCAAGAGACTATATTAGTCGAATGCGTGTTGAATTAAGTAGAGCTAAAAAAGGATTAATTACAAAAGGTAAACCGGTACCAAAATTTAAAACAAAACTTACATATTCCAGAGAGGGTAGTAATACTACTTGGATTACTATGAAAATGTTCAGTGCGGAAAGTAGTTTACTTGCTGAAGTGGAGAATGAAATGTCGAAGATTTTAGATCAAGTTGGTGTAGAATAGGAGAGAATAAATGTCTGAACAAGCAACACCACATTTTGATCCAAAACGTCAATTAGCTCAAATAATTTTTCATCATATTATGCATACACCTCCAATTGATTTAACACCAAAAAGTATTTTAGAAGCTATTGAAACATGGCTTAATTCTAATCGACCAGAACTTAATAAAAAAAGGAAAACACAACAATGACAAGTAACGCCGTTAAACTTCTTCAAGAGGCTCTTGCCGCATCTAAACGTGGCAGCACACCAGCTAGCAATGCAGTTAAACAATTAACAAATGAACAAATTGCAGAACAATTACAAACCACTGAAATCCAAGCAATTTCAAGCAAAAAAGATCAAATTCAAGAAGAGACCGATGAAGAGATTTTAAAGGGTAATATTAAGACTTCACTTGCATCAATTGTCGCAAATTTTAGTGATAAAGAATTAGTTTCTAAAGATGTTAGATATGTGTTAGGAATTTTACAAAGTTATCCTGTTTTAAAAGAAATACTTCAACCACAAGATATTGGAATAATGGTAAAAGGTTTACAACAATGCTACGGCAGTCAAGTTAAAAGAGCTGAGAGTACGGCAAGCAAGACTAGGAAGAAAGCTAGTGATGTGGCTGATGTTTCAAGCATCCTTGATGGGTTGGGAATACAATGATCTACAATAATTTCATTATGCCAACTTTCTTGATAAACCTGGGCAAGCATCCATTCTCGAGACACTGGATGGTTACACACTCCAGACCTCCATGCCTGGTCAGCTCGCAAGGCCCCCGGCTACTAGGATAACAGTGTAACTGAGTTGGCACCTGTAATGCTATATTCTTTCTACCCAAACTTAAAACGCTTAGACCTAAGCCACTCAAGTCGCGGCACATATAATACATGTGAAAAGAAATTAGAATTTGCCAAATTTTTTGAATGGCCTCGCATAAAAGATGATTACGATGGTGACGCTGCTGTTATTGGGCAGGCATTGCATATCGGTTATCAAACTTGGCTCAAGAATAAAAACTTAGAAGAAGCCATTTGGGCTTATGCACAGCATTATCCGATTAATCAAGTTCCTGACCCAATTAATAATAGAAGTCTTGAAGCTGGTATATCTGCATTAGTTGCAATGACTAGTTCGAAAGATTTAACTCCATATGAATTAACCGAAATTAAATGCGTTGACGGATTAACAAGACCGGCCTTAGAAGTACCGTTTGAAATCAAAATATCTAACTTTAGCTTGAGTGATATTCAAGATATCCCAGTCTACTATGTAGGATTTATAGATGGAATAGTTTATTCATTACTTGATCAAACCTACATAGTAATAGATGTAAAGACACATCGTAGAAATAAACCGGCTGACATGTTTTATGTTTATGCCAATGATGATCAATGCATCCCTTACGCAGTAGTATTAGAACATATTCAAAATAGGCCAATCAAATCATTAACTGTTATTTATATCTCAGTTTACATAGATATATTAAAGGCATCCGTTAAACCTTATCAGATTACAAAATCTGAAATAGATATTCAAGACTGGTTGAGAACTTTTTATTCTGATCTAAATGATATTAAAGCATATTATCAAATGGGATGGTTCCCTAAAAGAGGAAGTAGATGTGTTGATAGTTATGGAAATATTTGCAGATTTTTTAAGTATTGTCATGATGTTCATAATAAACAATTAGTTAAACAAGCAATAGATCAAATGAAAGAAAACATCTCTAGTGAAAAAATTTGGGAACGGCCGGAGCCTTGGATTAAGGCTGAGTTAGAATTTGAAAAGATGAGTGAGGTTGCATAAATGAATTTTCTAAAAAAATTATTTCCCCAAAAAGCTAGTGAACCGGATAAAATATTAACACCATCAAGCCGTATCACACTAGTAACTATGAAAGATTTTTGTTACTGGTGTATGCTAAGTCCGTCATTATTTGTTTGGGATTATCATGAGACATATAGATCATGTGTAAGATGTAATGCGCCACATCCTGATTTTTTCCATTTAATAAAAGATAAAGATCTACTTAAAGAGGTCGAAGAAAAATTTCAAAAGGCACAAAAGAAGATGCAGGAAGCGGCATGAAAACCTTTTATATCATAACAATTCGTAAAAGGAGTGTGCCTGTTACACGGGTTATTAATGCGGAGAATAAAACAAAAGCGCTTATTCAATATCTATACACCATGAAAGTAAGTAGACTTGATCCTGTAATCGGCGTGTATATAGTAGAATGTAAACCAGAGTATTGGAATACCTTTGACTTAGAAAAACTGATACAGTATAACGAAAAGGCAGTAAAGAAAGATGCCTAGAGATAAGATTACTATGCAACCAATGAATGTTATAAAAGGCCAAAAAGAATTTACTGTAAAGTTTACTCCTAAAAGATTTACTAATCTAATAAAGCCAAACGGCTTCCTAGATGATCATCCAGCTTGTCACGCTCTATATTTCTATGCGCAATTAGCCCATGAGAATTGGATTAAAGAGAAAAACTACCCTGTATTGGAAGGTGAAACCGATCCGGTTTATAATTATCACCAATTATTCAAATCAATCGCTAAAATGTATGGGGTTGAACCGGAAGAAATGGTTAATTATTGGGATAATATAGATTATCAAATGATTGTTGATAATGAACCGACGCTACCGAATGAAGAGAAGTATAGGTGGGACAGAAAACCTATGATTAGGAGTAATTGAATATGCCAACCGCCAATGACATGATCAATAACCACCAACTAAAAATTAATCTCTTAATCTACGGCAAACCAAAAACTAAAAAAACTTGGTGGTCTCTTAAATTTGCTGAAATTGGTTTCAATATAATACATCTATGTATTGATGAAGGCGGCTATAATATTGCTAAGCAAATTTCTAAATCCGCAAGAGATAGAATTTTTGTAATAGACCTATCAGACAAAACTGACATGCCGGTAGCGCCACAATTCTTTACCAGAATGCTTAAACAAGATGATTATCCAAACAACCAATCTGGCAGATTTTTCTGGAATGAAAATAATAAAACAATTGTTCCGACAGTTAACAGTCTTACAAAAGACCAGCCATATATTGAAATTGATATTAGTAAAACTACTCGCAATGACATACTAATATTAGATAGTTGGACTTCATTCTGTTGGGGCTTGACTTGGAAGTATGCATTGGAAACTAAATATGACTTCAGCGATGTAACACCGGATAATGAAAAGCGGCCAGAATTTGGTTGGACCAGACATTTCGCAACATGGACTTATAAACAATTACAATCATTACCGTGTCATTTAATAATCATAGCACATGAAGATCGGTATGAAAAAAGAAAACAAACACTTAATCCCACAACGGGTAAAATGCGTGAAGAAGTAGAATGGATTAAAACACAAATTAAATCAACAAGCGCTAATCACGCAATACAAATGCCAGCTGATTTTGAAATGCTTTATTTCTTATTAGCCGGAAATGATTTTTACATAGATAGTAAACCAAGTAATGAAAGAGATGGTGGTACTAGAACAATTCCGCCGGCTTTAACTAAATGGCAGGATTTATCACCTAGTAAAATTTGTGATTATTTGACTATCTCAACACCTATTAATAGTGCACCACCAGAAGCATTTAAATTTTATAATAGAGGTGACGCACATCCACAATTCGGCTTATTACAAGCTTCAATGGAAAAAAAGAAAATCATTAATAAACCACCTACACCTATTCAATTAGAAGCATCGAACCAACCTAAACCGACGCTTTTGTTTGGTAAACCCAGCAAACCCAGCGTGGAGGGAAAAACGTGAAGGTTCTCGAACTCATTACTAATCTGTTAAACCTGGTTAAAGAAAACCAGGTAACTCTCGACACCGACGTTGTCTTTACGCAAAACCTGCAATCATCTGATGATGAGCAGGAAGTCAACTTTGTTGAGGTTGACGACGATCAAATCACGTTAGCAACCTACAACGAATAACAAACACTGTAAAGCAGAGGCTAAGATTATGGAATGGACGGGCTGGCTTGCGTTTCTCCTTGGTCTCTGGATTGGCGCCCTAGTAATGGCGGTGATGATCTCGCTTTGTTTTACCGCCAAGGAAAACAAACAGGAAGTGGAAAGTAACAATGACTGACCAAGAACACTCGATCGTCGTGAAGGTTGGCGATCAAGACATGCAGATGACGTTGGCGGACCTTGGTAATGTCGATATTACCGAGGTCGAACGTTTCCGCATGACAGCCTACAAGTTCCCAATCGGGCTCTATGATTGGGAACTGAAGAAGTCTGAACAACGAGTGATGGGTGGGAAGCTTTGTTTCTTCACTACATTCACCTGTATCGGCGTTGTCGAATGCGCCGATGAAAACGTTGATCATGAGGACTTGCTTGGTAAAGAACACGGCGAGATGCAATTCTTGCCGGTTGAAGAGGGTAAAAAACCTACGCAAGAGCAGGTTCAGCAATGGCTTGGAATGTTCAAGGATTTGTTACTGAGCATCCATGCCAAGGCAAGTGGAACGGTGGTTGATATTCAACAAGGCATCATCGGCCACCAATTCCGCGGGCCAATCGTTCACCAGCAAGATCGGAAAAAGCCGAACGTCTATTACTCAAGGCTCGATCTTGATGCTTGTACGCTGATCAGCGATGTAAAGACGGATGAACAAGCGGCCTAAACAAGGTGTGTTGCGGGAGTGGCGAAATGGTAAACGCAGCGGACTTAAAATCCGCCTCCTCAAAAAGGATTACGGGTTCAAATCCCGTCTCCCGCACCACTATCTTAACCAAACCTGAAGGAAAGAATGATCATGCTACCACGTTTAACCATTGTTGGCGCAACGGCCTTGTTGCTATTTGGCCTTGCAGCCGCGTACTTTACTTTTGCGCCACTATCATGGATCTGGCCACAGCATGGCTGGATTGTAAGTACGGCCCATGCCTTCCTATCAATGGAGTCGGACAGGCCCAATAAGGACTCCGGATGCCGTTCGTGCAGTGCCTATGCGGACCAACGTGGATCGCAGCGACGCGGAACTCCTGATGATCGTTTCGTTGGTCGACTCGGCAATAGTCCACAACCGGAAGGCTTTGGTATGAATAGCGCCGCGGCTCATGGTGGCGGTAAAGCGAACCACGACCGTGCTCCCGGTGGTTTGTAAAACTAACCAAAAGATGGCGGACTTAATCTAATGAAGATATTATGGTTAGGTCCGCCTAACTTTTCTAAAGGTCTACAATTCCGTCTCAAACCTTATCTAGAAATAATCGGTCTAACCGAAAATAATATGTATTATACTAGTCTACACTATTCATGTAAAACCATGATTGAGAAACGTATTAAAAGAGGAAAAAAAGATTTTCTTATTGTTATTAATCCGAATGCAAGAAACGAAGTATTTACTAATTTAACACAATTAATCAGTAATATAAGACCGCAAGCAATTGTTATTAATGATGAAGCTACTTTAGGTTTCTTCAATGAACGGCAGATAACTTCACTACCTAAATGCCGAGGAAGTGTTTATTTTTACAATAAAATTCCATGTATTGTAATGGATGAGGTTCAAAAATTAATCTATGCAATTGAACCAAGAGTTGCAAAGGATGATGATGAGCAAAGCATTAGATGGTATACATGGATATTCATGAGAGATTTGGCTAAGACTAAAAGATGGGCGGAAGGAAAGCCTAAGAATATTCCAGATCCGAATATTAAGATTGCATTAATGACAACTGATATATTTAACTTTGCCAGGCTTGCAAGAAAAGCTATTTTTATCAGTCATGACATAGAAACCCGGCGCTGGCCTAAGCCGTTTATTACATGTATGTCATTCACAGCAATATTTAAAGACGGTTCAAATAAAACATTAGTTATTCCATTCTATAATCCGACTAAAATAAATAATTGCCATTGGATACCAGAAGAAGAATGTGATGTTTGGTATTGGATTAAAAAACTTCTACAAATGCCTGTACCTAAGATTTACCAAAACGGTCCATATGATTTAACTTATTTACTGTATTACAATATTCCAGTAGATCAGTATTGGCTTGATCTCTATTATTTATTCCACGCAATGTGGTCAGAAGCTCCTAGAAATCTTGCGTTTATTTGTTCAACTTTATTAGATAAATATCGCTACTGGAAAGACGATAGTAAAGATGAAGATGATTTCGCCGCTGACGATAGAATTATGCGGGAGAATTTTAATCGGTATTTGAATTACAACGGCTTAGATACATACTATACAGCATATGCCACAATAGCAATGCTCAATTTAATTCAACCATACGGATTAACAAATTACATAAGAGATTTTCCATTAACCCGCCCAGCTTTGCTGGCATCAATGACAGGTTTGTTAGTTGATCAAGATCGGCGCAGTAAAATTTTAAATGGATTTAAAGAAGAATTAGAGACTAAATTAGCTGACTTAAAACTAATGGTCAGTGATCCAGATTTTAATCAAAATTCACCTGTACAAGTTGCCAGCCTTATATATGATGTATTAAAAGCACAACCACTTTTAAAAGGGGAAAAGGAGCGTACTACAGATAAGAAATATCTAAATATCATAAAGTTCCAGCACCCATTATTAGAAATTATTATTAATCAATTAATAGATGTTAAAGAAGCTGCTAATAATTTAAGTAAATATGAGAAAGGTTTAACATTAATAAATAACAGATGGTACTTTAGAATTAATTCCAGCGCTACTAAAACAAATCGTGCGGCTTCCAGAAAACATAATCTAGGATATGGAACACAAGGGCAGAATATTCCTAAACCAATCCGAGCTATGTGCGTAGCTGATGAAGGATATGAATTTTTAGAAGTGGATTATTCTCAAAGTGATATGTATTATACAGCCTATCAAACAGGTGATGAAGAATTAATTAATTTACTAAATGATCCAAGAGATACACATTGTATTAATGCAGCGTATTTCTTCAGTAAGCCATATGAAGAAGTTTACAATGGGTATAAAAATGATGAAGAATGGGTTGTTCATAGTACTAAAGGTGTTAGACAAAACACTAAACGCATAGTGTACGGCGCACACTATTTTATGATGGGTTTTACACTGTACGTTACAATGGGCCACGAAGCTGCAATAGCTACCGCTGAACAAATAGGTTATAAAGATGCGAGTAAATGGAAGTCGGATCAATTAATTAAATTCTGCGGTAAATTAATTGAGATGTACCATGAAAAATATCCAACTACATTTAATCAAACTAGAGAAATCATCAAGCAGACGAATAAAAACTTCAAACTATTTACAGATTGTTGGGGACAAACCAGATTATTTTTCGGTGATTTAATTAATGACAATTCAACACAACGGGAACTTGCAAGTCAAATTGGACAAGCCGGTACAAGCGGGGCCATTAACAAAGCATTATATAATCTATACTATAAAACAAATTTCTTTGATGAAGGTGGATTATTATCATTGCAACTTCATGACAGTATGTTAGTTCAAATTCCTAAAACTAAACCGCACCTTAGAAAATTAGTTGTTGACACTGTCCATGTTCCATGTCAAGCTAACGGTAGACAATTTGTTGTGCCCGTCGATGCAATGATTGGGCATGTTTGGAACAAAAAAGAAATGGTGCCGCTGACGTTTAACAACCCAGGTTCAACTAGTTCAATTGGTTCAACCCAAGGAACAACGGAGTAAGACGAGATGGCAGTTCCAACGTTCGGTGGTTACGCAGTTCCAACGGAGCCTATTACAGCAGCGGCACAAGTGGAGATTATCGCGGAGATCAATAAGTTCAGAGCCCTGATAGGTGATCCTTCAGACCGTCCAAGTGCTCCAGGTGTCGGCCCGATTTTTCAATCAATTGATCCGCCGGCAGCAGCAGCAATTCACAATGAATTGGATGCGCTTATCGTTGCTATTGACGCAGCAGACGTCGCGTAACACAGGCAATAGGTTCAGCGCGTGAGCACTCAAGCCATGCGCTGAACTTATGATTGTCTTTAAGAACCCGTTTCTACAAGTGTATTCCGAATACACTGAATACACTGAGCCGCAAATTATATTCAATCTATGGTGCGGTATTAGTGGATTAAGTGCTGCGTTAGGTAGGAGAGTATATCACCAATTTGGAATTGAACAACTATACCCTAATACTTATGTAATCTTAGTTGGTCCGCCCGCCGCCAGAAAATCTACTGCGATTAAATGGATGCTTGATAGGCTAAAAAAGGCCACAAAGATCAGATTTGCGCCAGATGATACTGCGGGACAGAGACAGGGATTGATTAGAAAATTCATATCAGAAACAGAAAAAGATGCGTCATTAAGTGAAATTGAATTAGAAAACATAGTAAGCATCGCTGCTAGTGGAAGGCCAGTTGATCTGAGTAGCATAGAAATGCATATACATCCAAAAGATAAACATGTATTATACGCGGTAGCTAGTGAATTAGATAGTTTAATTGGAACTAATTCCAGAGAATTAACTACATTTTTAATAAAATGCTGGGACGGATCAGATTATGATTATTCAACTTCAGCCGCTACTAAGATTATTAAGGAACCTCTATTGTCAATATTAGCAGGTACACAACCATCTACATTAAATGAATGTCTGCCATCATTATCTGTAGGTAGTGGATTTTCTTCCAGATTAGTATTTGTATTTGCTAGTAAAAAAAGAAAAGGTAAATATCCGCCGGCTGAACCGGATAATTATTTAGCAAAAGAAATTGAAAATGTTTATAGTCATCTATTTTACAAAATGGAAGGTGAAATGAAAATGACACGTGAGGCGTGGGGTGTCTCACATGATATATATGACCAAGATATTACAATAGATGATCCGAGATTTGTTTATTATTGTAATAGGAGACATATTCATGCACTTAAATTATCAATGCTATTGGCGGCCGGGAGAATTAGTTATACTATAACAGCTGATGATGTAATAGAGGCCAATGCTATATTAACAGCTACTGAACAATTCATGCCAGAAGCATTAGGAGAATTCGGCCTATCACCAGCCGGCGCAGCAAAACAAAAAGTAATAGAATTCCTTCAATACATTGATAAACCAGTTACACTTGGCGTCCTTTGGAAGACTTTAAGGAAAGATGTTAAAAGTAATTTTGATTTTCTAAAAGCTGTAGAAGAATTAGTATTATCTAATAGTATTGAAAAAATTACTGATCCTAAAAAAGGAGAATTGTTTATGCTTAGACGGAAACTATTTGATATTGAAGCTGTTATTAATGAATTGAATTTAAATAAGCAACCAGATAATATTACTAGATTAGAAGATGTGCGGGCGAAGAAGGTGGAGTGAAAAAAGTGACAGTCTATATAGATGATATGAATGCACCTTTTAGACGTATGATAATGTGTCATATGATTGCTGATACTGAAGAAGAATTACATCAAATGGCAGATAAGATTGGTGTTGCTAGAAAATGGTATCAACGTAATCACTATGATATTTGTTTATCAAAAAAGAAACTTGCTATACAACATGGCGCAAAAGAAATAACTTGGAGAGAATTAGGTTTAATGCTTAGAGAACGTCGACGCCAAACGGGGCAAGCAAATGACTAATCAATCCGATCAAGACAAGTCACACCAACACCACTTAAACGCTACAAAAGCCGTTAACAACTATCAACAACAAACTACACCGACTTATCTTTACGAATGTCTTGGTAACGCTAATTTAATGCTAAAAGTAGAATTAGCACAAAATATTAAACAAGCACTTGAAATCTTTAAAGAAAAATGTATTCAAAATGAATTAACCGGCGAATTTTTAGTTAGAAGAATTAATGATTGGACTGACCGCGGTGAATTAATTGTTAGCAGTGGAAAAGCCGTTGAAAAATTAAGCAGTGAAGAAAATGTGACGGCTACAATTTATAAAGAAGCTGACACGAATGTCGATAATATTATTGCAGAGTTAGAAACTATTATGAATAAACCCGCATTTAGCGTCATAGATAATAAAAACTATTTAGAATTAAAATGGCAAAGTGTTTGGCTGCCTGATAAATCATTAATAAAAAAGTACGCTAAAGACCACCGTGCAACCATCATGTTCATGGGTGTAAACAAGGAGTAGACAAATGACTAATCCACTAGCTATCACACTCTTCACCGTATTTTGCCAAGATCAGAGTATCTATATTAACCGATCTATTGTTCAAGAAATGAAACCAATAATCGTAGGATCAGTTATTCCGCAACAAGAATATACAGATTTCAGAGGAAATTCATTTCCGAAAGATCAGTTAATTATTGCATATAATGGGAAAACAAATAAACTATCCGTCGCTATTAAATCAGGTATCGGAAAATGCATATATCATATTGTTGATGCGGAAAATATTATTGTTAAGAAAAGCGGGCATCAACCTACAGGTGCCGAATGAAAAATGAAATATGGTTTATATAGTTCGGATAATCAATTACTAAAACTATATATGCGATCTAATAAAATTGATACATTAATAGATTTGGCGCAACACCTTCATCTAAGAACACAAGCCTGTGGGGAATTTATAATCCGCGATGAAAACAGCCAAGCACTTGATTTCAAAATAGTATTATATCATCATAACCAATTTGGTTATATAAGAGATCTCTATTTTGGGGAATTAAGGAAACCAGGTCCTTGAATTTCTAATGCGTCAACTATTTCTTTTGCGTCACGTATAGGCTTTCCATAAAGATTTAATCGTATTTCTAATTTTTTTATATCATGCTTAATAGATTTTAAATCATCCTTAATTTCTTTAATCTCTTGCTCTACAAATTTCATTCTGGTTTTACTCCAGTCTTACTCCAGTCTTACTCCGGCAATACTTCCATCAACCTTAACGCATCCTGAGCGCGGTTACTAGATTTCAACAAATCAATTACCTTCTTCTGCTCTCTATCAACTGTCCCTACGATAATATTATCTCGAAGAAATCTACCGAAGTGTTGAACGCTTCCACCATACTTAGCATATTCAGCAACGGCATCATTCACGGTATCAGCATTGAGACTACCATCTCGGGCCCGACTTCTAACATTGTCACGTAAACGCTCCATTCCCGCGGCGCGACTAAATTCAGTACTTCTCAGCCTGTAATAAGCTTCACTCTGACTAGTCTCACTCAACGGTCTCAATCCGGCAAGTCTACTAATTGCGCCAAAATCGCTTCTAATATCTCTACTAACAACCTGCCCTCTACGATCAACAGAAACATCAGCGTAAAACATAGCCATATTACGAAGAAACCTATTTGTAGAATACGAGCCAAGGATTTCTGCGATACGCTGATCAGTAAATCCACCACTTCTCGCCGCACTTACAGCCTCTCCTACCGCATTGAAACCATCACGGAACATAGTAACTATTGGAGTATTTTCTAAAGTGAATACAGACGGAATAGAGCGAATAGAAGTATCACCTCGTTGATATATACCAAAGCCATCGCCAAAACCATACATGAATGGTATGTTCGCAACTCCCCCGTATAAAAATGCATCAGTAACATCGTCACCGAATTTACTATACATCCCATCAACAATATTAGTAGAGCCATCATAGTTACTCGCAAAGAAGTCTGCAAATTGGTTAAACCCAGGAACTGTTGATCCGCCAAACACTGAGGCTTGTGTTGCAAATTGTATAACAGCGGCTCTTGCATCTCTACTTTCTATATATCCAAATAATCTTTGATAGTAATTTTGCATAAATGTCATAAACAATCCAAGCGGCATACCAACAGCGCCTTGAAACATTTTTGGTCTATTATTAGGATGGTAATTTCCAATAACCTCATCAGCAAATCTATGTCCAAACGCAAATGCGGCTTTCTCATTTTTTATCTCCAACCCTTTAGTTGCAATTCTATAACCAGTTATAAAACTAATACCGCGTGCAAGGCGTTCACTTTCATCACTTAAAAATGTAGTAATTCTGCCGATGTTTTTAATCAAATTACTATGATAACCTTGTTGCGGTGCAGTCATGGTCTTGAAAATTTCAGCAACAGTTTGATCCATGAAGCCTAATTCACTTGCACGCTTATAAACCTCTCTACCTTCTTTAGTAAACATGAAATGAAAACTATCTGCCATTGCCCTGGCTGGGCTAAACATCGCGTTATCTTTATCAATCAATCTATAAAATGTACCAACTCTTGCAGAATGTTGTTGCTGTGTCTCACCAATTTGTTTTCTAGCCCCGGCTATTACACCCGGCATTGTCGCGCCGAGGCTCATAAGTGTTAATAGCGAATGACTAACTTCCATTAATCGAAGTGTTACCAATGAAGTAAATGAATTTAATCCGGCAAATAATCTCTTTAACTGCGGTGGATGTTTAACATTAAGAGTTCGTTCAGCATAATCAGCTGCATTTTGAAATGGATTAAAATCACCAAGACTTTCTTTCAATCTATTATACGCAGCATCCGGATTTTTAACCGCTGCAGGAGCTTTAATACCTTTGCTTTCACGCATTCTATCCCAGGCAGCATTAAGCATATTATCCATAATATTTTCAATAGCGAAATAACCGCGGCCGGCAATATCATTGGGATTAATACTAGGATTCCCCATAATACTAGCAGTATACATTTGCCAAGGACTTTCACCTCTTCTAGCAGCTGAGATAGGTGCACTTCTTGAGAGCATTTGTTGCATATAATTGAGTTGTGGTTCGAAGAACATCGCTCGTGTTCGCCGAAGGACACTTTCAAAATGTTGTGATTGGGTTCTGATGATATCATTTAAAACCTCCGGCCCGGTGTCAACTATTAACCCTACAGAAGTACCTTTAGCCCTGGCTGTTTGTCTAAGTACATCAGTGAAGTCAACCATTGCGCCAAATGCTTCATCTTTAATGCTGAAGTATTTAGCCATATCTTGTTGGCTTTGCGTAATAAGATTTAATCCATTCGCTTTAGCTGCTGTAGTTTCCGCATCAGCTTTAGCCTTCGCTTCTGCAATAGTCTTTCCGTGGGCCACAGAATGAAGACGTCCATCCGGTCTAATAAGATAAAATAGTTCTTCCTTAGCCAGATTTTTAGGCGGGACATGCCAGGGTTTCCTTCTAATAGGCATTAATCCTTCAAGGCGGCGAAGGTGGTTTGTATTACTTAGATAGATTGTATCTAAATGATTAACAGCAGAAGCTGCGGCAAAGGATTTTTCATTCATAGCTAATGGAACATAGTTAGGACTAATACTTGGGGCTAAGTCACCCTCTTCCATTTCCCTGCCGAAAGTTCTTTCAAAACGTGCTTTATTTTCAGCAGTGTTTGATAAAGTAAACATGAATTTACCGTCTGTACCTAAAACATTTAATGCTTCACCGTGAATAGATGCCTCTTCTAAATCCCATCCCTGGCGCCGCATATGCGTATAAAGATTGAATTCATCCATTGCACCCTTATCAGCACGAAGTGTTGCAAAGGTTTGATTATGTTGTTCAAATATTTTGCCGACCTGATTTCTAAATATTTTATCAGTTAAAACTTCAACCGCTTGCACAGCCTGTAATGACGGGTTCTCCGCCATAATCATTGCTTTTGTCAATTGAAGATTAGCTAATTGACTTGTTCTTGTAGTGCCGACGGCTAGAGAAGTTACATCTTGTGCAACTCTTGTCGCACCAGCGGCCGTCCCCGTTGTTAGTTCATCAAAAACTAATTTAACCAAATCAGCCTCATATTCACTAGCAGCGCCAAGACCTTTCATTTTCATTAATCTAGTCTGTTCAATACCTCTTTGAATTGTCTGCCCGGTACCTACTAACGGATTAACAGGTCGTTTTAGAATTAAAGAGCTCTGCTTATTCTCAGGCCAATTAATCATCTTACCACGTAAAGCTAACTTATCTGCATCAGCATACTGAACTTGATGTGGCCAAAATGCTTCTTCTTGCAATGCTCTACGGATATGACTTGTATCACCAAACGCTTTTAAGAAATCATCATCAGCGACCATAATACTTTCAAACAATCCCATAACAGGATGGATTTCACCGAACGGTGTTAATGGAAGATTTAATCTTCTAGCTATTTCATCTTTATTAATAATAGCTGACTGAGGAAGTTTTATACCGCTACGAAGCTGTTGATTAGTAGTCTGTCGAAGTCGTTTATATTCTTTGAATTTCTGTGCTAATGAATTGATTTCAACATCAGCAAGGCCGGCTGTCCATTCTTTAGGAAGAGACAAATCTTTCATTATAGCGTTTCCAAATTTATTATGCAATTCCATAATATAATCTAATTGAACATAGTTAGCATCTTTAGGAACTGCAATTTTAAATTCGCCTAGTTTATAATTCTTAACAGCGCGTTGTGCTAAAGCATATAAAGATGTATGTTCATCCAATGAAAAATCTTTTAATTGTTTAACGCGGCCACCTTCTTTTGCCCCGTGACCACTAATTACTAAACCTTCTTCACTGAAGCCGATTTGCTTTACAGTGTATTTACGGCTTTCCTTTCCGGGAACTCTTGGAACTGTTATAATCTTTTCTGGATCATCTTGGAATATTTTCTTATAATTTTTAGCATGAAGCATTGAGCCGTCGGCAGCTAAGATATAAGTTTCAGTACTCATCAATAATTCTTCTTTTTTTCTTAATTTATCAATTTGCTCGGCCTCCTCAAAACTCAAATCTCTTCCCTTTTCGCCTGCTCGATCACGTATATTAGCAATTTGTATTCGTTTCGTTTTAGCTAAATTCTTACCATGATTAAGAAAACCTTGCACATTATCAGGTACATTCTGAACTGAATACGCACCTAGCATAGTAGTAGGAAAATCATTTTCAGCATCCATAATTGTCTGTACTTGTTCCTTTGATAGGACAGTTCGTTTAGTCCAATCCTTTACAATAGTATCCTTTCCAAGCAATTCAACCTGTTCTTTCATTTTAACGGAAAAAGCTTTTTCATCTCTGTCAAAGTTAGATTTAATATCAGTGTCTGTCGACGCAGCTTGATCTCTTTCTCTAGCAGCTACTTTTCTTGCTTCTGCGTAAACAGTTAAACCTAAATCACGATTACCAGGCTGGCTAATAATCTGATCTAATGGAAGATCAGCCGGATTTCTTGCAAGCACACTTTCACGAGCTACGCTTTGGGCAGAATTTCTAATAAGTTTATTAATTTGTGAAACTCTAGCAGCAGCAAATACCCCTGGAAATAAAGCATTCAAAGCTAGATGATCCATCGCTGTAAAATCTTCGGGATATAAAGTGTCTGAAGAATGCATAGTACCAAGAATAGCTAATTCTCCTGCAATTGTATCTCTAATGACTTCGCCAGCACCAGCAGTTCTAGCTCTGCGCGCCAACTGTTTGCGAGTAATATCCTGATCCAATACATCAAAGGCCCCTCTAGAAGATAAATATCTATCCCTGGCACGTAATAGACCTAAAACTTCATCAGCCTCACCTGAGCGGCCAATAATTGTTTTAGCTAATCTGCTAGACTGCGTTAATTCTGAAATCTTATCAAGGCCTTGGACAGTTCTAAGAATTTTTGATGCGCCGATAGCAGGAATAAATAATCCGGTTAAATCTCCTACAGTCTGAGCAGGAGATTTATTCCTAGAATAATAACTTCCAAGTGGTTGCATATAAGTATTTAAGAATTTCTCAACAGAATTAGAATTGAATAAATAAAGACTTTCACCAAATGTCTGAACAGCACCTGCGGCCGCAGCAGGCGGAAACATTAGGATATGTTCAGCTGTACGTGTTTCTCTATTTTTAAATTCCTCATTAGATGTACTTATTTGCGGACCTGTAAATTGATTTGGATCGCTTGGAGCAAGTTCTACCATATTATCCGTAAAAAGAGCCATTAGTGTATCCTTACATGAGCCCAACTGCGACCGTCTAATATATGATCTACTACATCTTCAAAGTATGGATGCTTTTTCATCACTGCGCCCTTGGCATATTAAATTGACTTGTGGATGGCCCAGTACCGGTTAATGATCTACGAATTTGTTCCTCCATTGGCAATTCTTCTTTCGGCGGCAAATTAAGTGCTGCACGCGCTTGATCACTCATATTTTTGATACCAGACATTTCACTGCCAGCACGTACAGCTTCATGAATAACTTTCTTAGCAGTCGCTTCTAACGCATTAACCTCTGTCATAATAGATGCTTCTGGAGTATCACCATAAAGACTAAACATCAACGCAGAGCCGCCAATAGATCCACTTCCAATCTGCCTAATAGAAGGCATTCCAGTAGTCCGCATTTCTGCAATTAAGGTATCAATTAGTGTATCATTAGGCCGAAGAATCCCTTTTTGCTGCAAAGCAACACTGTCTGATGCGAGTGTAATAAGCATTTCAGCAGGATTAAATACTAATTCTTGAGTAACATTACCGCCTTCATCTTCTCTTTCAGAAACAGCATAAAATAATTCACTTAAGTTACCACTTCTTTGATTAACATACTTACCCCAAACATCAGGTGATCCTCTGACTAAATTTCCGAATGAAACTCTTAAAGCTTCTTGATACAAATGTGATTTAGCGGTTTTACGTACATTACCTTTTCTAATAGCTTCCTCAGTTAATACTGCACTATCTAATCCTTTTCCTGTTAAATCTACAGTACCACTAACTGGATCAAAACTAATTCCAGTAGTCTGCTTTTTAGCAAGTTCAATATATGAATTAGTCAAGGATGACCAAACAGGACCAAGAACAGGATCGGCGCCAAGTAAGCCAGGATTGCCGATGTTATTGAGCATATAATCATTAGCATTTCTAGCCGTGATAAACCTGCCATTATCCATAAATTCCTTTGTTGCCTCTTTAACCTCCTTGGGCTGACTATCAACATAAGCATCCCTTGCCTGCCTGAGAAAATTTCTTTGTTCTTCATTGTATTTGATAATTAAATCCGCACTGCCTAATGCTACAGCCTGATTAAGTTTAGCATCATTAGTCATAGCCTGCGCAGCAATACCTGGTGGCAACATTGAATAAGGATTTTGTGGATCAAATGCAGTATGCGGATTTGTTACCATTTGAAGCGATTGCGCAATCGTACCGCTTTCTAAAGCGGCTCCTTCAACACCACTTAGACTGATAACTCTATCCATCATTGCGTTATTTCGTTCACGCTCTTCATTATATTTCTGTGAAAATGCCATAGTTAATTCATTTCTAGTAAACTCAAGACCGCCTTGCATAATTGAATTAGTTTCACCAGCCATATTATTTAACATATCTTGTATTTCAGTAGATGATTTACCGAGAAGTAATTCAGCTTTTAAAGCTTGTCGTAATTGAAGCTCACCGGCTTTATGTGCTAATACGGCAGATCGGCTTGTTAATTGCGCGTGGTTTTGATTAATAAATCTTTCTTCAATTTCACCGATAGTCAAACCATCTGGCGGTGCGGCCTTACCTTCTAGTATACCGCGCAATTGATCTATTGAAAGGCTTCTAATTCTTTGATCTTTTTCAGAAGCATTAAGTGTAAAAGCAAGCATTCTGGATTGTGTTTCTAAATCAGACTTATGTAATATCATACCACGAATTAGTCCAGGTTTATCTCTTAGTTCTTTTGGTGCTTTACTTGGATCGGCTTGCCACTGTATTAATGTATCAACAGACTGATCTTTTAAGTTTTTTTCAAGAACCTCTCTATTATGTTCTGATAATCTAATCTCATGCTCTCTTAAAGAAAGTCCAAACTCAGCCATTCTCTGCGTATCAATTAAACCTTCTCTTGTAAATTGTAAAACATTAATAGCGGTAGCCTGTTCTCTTACAGATTGTGCAACATTCATTCTATGAACTTGTTGCGCAGTATTCATTTGTAAACCAAGACGTTGTAATTCTAATTCGGATGATTGAAGTTTAGCGTGTTGAGCGCGTGGTGAGAATTTTTCATTAAATATACCAAGTAATTCTGGAAGATCACCCGGCAGTCTTCCGATAGTTCGTAAATTATTTAACGTTTCTTGCGCTTCACCAAATATGACTTGTTGTTGTCTAGATAAATTTGTAATTGATCGTTGAAATGCTTGATCAGAAGATATTATTCTGGTATCAGTTTGCTTAATAGTTTGAATGGTTTCTTGCCGTTGTTTAGCGATATCACCAAACAATTCAAGCATATTAGTTGTTTGTGTTGGATTAGTCAAACGAGTAAGATCAGTCATGATTATATTCCAAACCCGAGGTCAAAGCCGCTACTACCGCCCTTAATCTCACCCTTTTGTTGCATTTCTTCGATAATCTTACGTATCGTGTCAGTCTCAACCGTGGAAGCTTCAGTACTCTTACCTATAGTTCTTCCTGTAGAAACAGTTCTTGCACCACGTAATACATCACCCAACACGGCCGCATTTTGCGTAAGTGTTGAAAATCTACCAGTAGTTTGTGCTTCAAGTAATTCACCAACACCTAATTGCGCTGTAAGGCTTGCTAATATTTCTTGCGTAGCTTGTTCTCTTGCACCAAGGCGCAATTGAGCTTCTTCACTGGCAAGACTTGAAAGTAATTGGGCTTCAGATGAAGCACCTAATTGTTGGACATTCGAGCCTAATGCACTACCACCGGCAGCCGATAATCTTGCTTGTTGGCCACGAATAGCTGTTTGTCCTTGCCTTTCTCTATCACTAATAATAGCCATAATCATTTCATCAATATCTTCTTGTCCAGTCGCTGCGCGTGTTGCTAATAATTTAGACGCATCTATTGCTCTGGTAGCAACATTTCTTTGACGACCGCCAACCGGCTGTCCGGCACGAGCGACACTAGAAAATAATAAACTTTCAAGCGCTTTTCTAGTACGCACATTTAAAGTTGTTTCAACATTACGGGTATTTAACCGTTCAGTGCCAATTGTTTCACCGACTTGTCTTGAACTTTCACTTACATCAGCAATAGTTGTGCGTTCTGCTTCTTGCTTTTGTTTTTCATCTTTCGAACCAAAGCCAAAGTCAAAAAGTCCCATGCTATTTATCTCCCTCTTTGAAATTGTGCTCTGTTACGTAAGTCTTTATCTTTACCTTTAGTAACACTACCACCCATTTGACTTGGTTCATTTGAAGACATTTGTTCAATTAATCTATCTAAAAATGATCTAGGATCTTCCGGTGTTGCACCTGCCAAAAGATCTAAAACACCGAGATTAGCATCTTCAAAACGTTCAAACTCTGCAATAATATCGCCAAAGCCTAATGGTACAAAAACTTCTTGTTTAAGAAATTCCAATATACGATCTCCAGTATCAGTTTGACCTTCAGCTCCACCTTGAGTTTGTTCAGCTGTATCTTGTTTAGACTTATCCTTTCTCTGTTCTGTAGCTCTGGTTTCACGTGTGGCGCTGCCTGAGCTTTCACTAACCACGCCGCCAAATTGACTACCCATTTCAAAGCCTAAACTAAATTCGGGTCCCTGTAAAATACTTAGAAATTCTTGATTAGCCATTTCAGCAGCGCCGCCAATTTGGAATATCTCGGAAATAATATCACGACCAAGTGCCATACTCGGTTGAGTAGAAAAATTTGTTTTACCGCGGCTTGAACTGCCGATAGATACACCACCAGCATCTACATCAATAGAACTCGTCCCGGGACGAGCAATTGGTGTTACACGTTCAGGTCCGGTTCTTGTGATAGCCATCTTGTTACCTCATAGCGTTACGGCAGCTCAAAAGGCAATCTATTAGAAGGATTTCTATTACCTAATCTATCTACAGCTCTTTCTAATTCACGCAAACGAGTTTCAATTCCTATTTGTGTACTTCTTAAATTATTTAATGCCTCAGTAAAATTTATTAATCTTTGATTTGTATCACTTATTAATGACGGCACATCATAAACAATCTTTCTTCTATTTTCTTGCTCTAGTTTTATAGCGTCAATTTTAAATTGTATTAATTCAATACCGTTTTTTAAAGCTGCATCAGCACTATGCAGTTTAGCTACAACTTCATAGTACGCAACAATTGCACTAATAATCAATACAACAATAGTTATAACTGTACTGATTGATACATTAAACCAATCAGTACGTTTGCCATTACCTCCATTTTGTTGACTACCCATTAACTACAGTTATACTATGTAACAATTTCAATGTCAACTTAAATCTAAGCGTTTTAAAATTTATAACAAATTATGAACCATCATTGTTTGGACTTCTCCACCCATCTGGCAATACAGCAACATAAGGATGAACATCGTCGCTCAGACCGCTATTGGCCTCTTGCCAGTTGCTTGGGAACACCACGTATTTCGCATTTGGATCCATTTGCGCATGACACTCGTTGGAGTTGTCGGTTCGAACACCTCTGTGGTTACAAATAAAGCGGAATTGGTTTACGTCATTAATCCCCATACGAATACCCATGATCGCCCGAGTATGGCCATTTCGTGGGCCTGACCGAGTGTAAAGGAAATACCGCGGCCCGACCGAGGAACCACTCCCTGTCGCCCCGTAAGTCTCAAACGTATCGTTCCAATTGAGCGCGCCAAGATGGTTTGGATTGTTGCCTTGGAATTGGGCGGCAGTGATTTTTTCCTCCCACGTTCCTGCTGCAATGTCAAACATACTGCAATTATCGGTACGCACTCCACAGTAATATTCAACACCATCTCGAAGCACCATATTAGTATGAGTAGCGGCATTTACCGGATCGGTATCCGCCACTTCAACCCCATCCGACCAACGTTTGAACTTAAACCGACTTCCATTCTCGTTGAAAGGTGTATATGTTCCTGCCGCAGAAACACTACCAGCGCAACGATCAGGATGATCTAGAGAAGATCCGGTATAGTTGAAATCTGGCGAGACGACAAAGCTAGATAATGCCCCGGTTAAAAGGTTTCGCCGAAAACCTCCTCTCCTACCGTCCGAGTTACGTCGGCACGGCGTACTAACCAATACACCATCAGGTGTTGGAGTGCTTGCGCCTGGCCTGTCGTCGCTATTATGTACACTACCAAATCCAGCGGGCAATGTTCCATAAAGAACATTGATCTCCCCTACGGAATGTCCGTCGCCTCCGATAGGCCACCACTCGGCTAGTCTACCGTCGTTAAATTGCGCATATGCGCGCAAAGGATTAAGTGGGTCCCAAAACCACCATGACGAAGAACCGCCATTAGATCCGCCGGCGCCATTTAAGTCTTGTGTTACATTCACACGAATGATGCGCCAAGGCACGCTAGCCCCGTGGCTAGCATTTACGTCGATTAGATATGATTGCGCCGGACTTGACGGATCGCCATTCCTGGCGAAGTACCGCTCGATCATTAACAGCGTGCTATCTGCATTCCACGTAATGAAGCCCTTAGAGTTATTTGTGTTTCGGAGTTTGCGCGGATAATCCAGCCCACTATCAGACGCGCCGTTGATAAGTACATTGGCGCCAAGATTACCCCCGATCCGAAATAATTCAATGCCAGACATTGGGTCAATGAAAGATGCACTACGAGGATCAGACGCGCTAAAACCAGGGCGAGATGAACCAGGATGACTAACACTCGGATTGGAAATTGTAACGAATGCGAACGGTGTATAGGAACCTGCCGAGGCTTGTCGGACCCAAGTAACCGAAGCTATATTTGACAACGGCCCGCCGTTTTCGGCAATCTTGTAGGTGCCATTCTCGTTTGTATCCATCTCCGGCGCTTCTGGCGTTGTAATTACTATCTGGGCATCCACAGTATTATTGTTATTAACTGAAAGGCGACCGAACGGATCGGAAGCAATGGAAATATTCAGTGCAAGCCCGTCAGCAAGAATATCATTTGCCGCTACATCAACACTCGTTGCTGTACTTGGCGGCACTACCCCAATGTTATCGTCAATTGCGATGGCAATACTTTGTGCATCTTCTAATGCCTGTACACCCGAAAGGCTCAACTCACCATCGAATATTCTAATATAATCAATTACGCCTTGCATCGGATCTTGCGTTCCATTTGTCCAGATGCCGACGTATTTATCAATCGTATTATTCCACCCGTTTTGGTTTTCTGGAATAGATGCCACCAAAACGTCATCAAGGTATAGGTGCGCGCCAAGTGGTCCGAGCACTAAAGCAATGCGGTATGCTGTGCCGTTGACAAGATTTGTGGCTGCAATGCCGTTTGTGCTTTCAAAGTATCGAAGCGCCCCGTCTTGTCCGTAATGCCAGACACGTAATCGCCCGTTGGTTAACCGTTCAATCGAAAAGTTGCCGGGCGCCCCTGCAAAGGGAGTGTGTGCGGCAAAGATAACATGCTTTGCCGCACTGCTTGTAGGCTGATAATAGAATACGAGTGATACTGTATCAAGATCATGTGCCGGGTTATCTGCAGGCAAGATAATGTGAGCATTGATATTAATATCTTTATAGAACGCCGTCCCGACCACGCCATCTACTAAACTGGTTACATCAGTTGCAGTCCAATTACTGACGATTGTTCCATCGACGCCACTCTCGCTGTCAATTGCTGTGCCACCATCGAGCGCGTAGAGCGATATCAAGTTAGTCTCGGGCGGTGGAGATTCCTGAGGCATACCGCCAGTGCGCGGGCGGCGCCGTAGAAGAAAAGCGTGGAGACTAGTCATAGCAATGGCCAAGGACTAACATAGTTAAGACCACACGTTGCGGCGACCACGAAGTTTCCGCTCGGCGGCGTGCCCCGGCGCACGTTACCAGTGATATCCAGGCTAAGTCCGTCGAACGCGAAATAGTCGCTGGTTGCGTCTGTCTGCATTAACGGTCCCCATGTATTAGTTTCGTTTGGGACCGTTGCGACGTCTTCCCAGTCCATACCAGGACTATCATCAACCCACACATTGTCGAACCGAACAGGATAGAGATCAGTGGTTCGCTCGGTTGTTCCGTTGTGAAGCCAGATGCCCCAAAAGTGTGTCTGCAAGCCATCCCCATAATGGTAGAGGTTGACGTTTCGGAGAATCACGCCATCTGGAGAAGGGCCGATGTCGTTAGGGTCGCCATTATTAAGAAGGAACATGCCTTGATAGGCACTCTCAATAGTCACATTTTCCATATCAACTCGGTCAATTGGGCTTTGCATCTGATAACCGTCACCGTGAAAGCTATTAAGATTGTCAACCTTTTCGATTAAGCAGTGCTGAAGAGTAATGCCCGGATGTTGAGTTATTCCAAACCCTTCTTCTGTGGCAATGGTGCCATTGAACCGCGTAACGATCCCATCTGCTTCCTGCCCATCACAATCAACGTGGGCACCTTCACAAAACACTGAGCCGGTTTGCTCCCCAAATGACATACCTGCTGACGCGCCGATAGGAACCGTAACCTTACCTCCAATCGTTCGAATATGGCGCCCACCCCGAACTGTTACGCCGACTGTAAGAGCGGTCGTCGGCATCAAGATTATGACATCAAGGTCTTTATTGAAGTATCGATTGCCGTCGCTGCCAATATACGCCCGGCCCGCCGTCAATTCAGCCGATACAGGAAATACAAACTCTCCGGCCGCCGCTTGATAAATGTACGGGTCCACCATATGAGGTGGCCTGAACTCCAAGTGCGCAGCGCGAGTGCGGTGCCCGCGATAGGCTCTGCCGCGCGCTGATGTCGTAATTAAGTTCATACGGTAATGCTCCTGGCGGTCATAAGTCCTTGTACGTAAGTATAATGATCGGCTAATTCATCATCGCTCAAGAAGCGATTGTGGATCGAAATATAGTATATAAGGCCGGGGAAGAAGTTATCCGCCAATGCTCCGATCAACGCGCCTGATGGCGACCAATCGGGTGCAGCGCCGAGTATCTTGCTGCCGCTTGCGCCTAAAGTGGCGCTCGCCCCAAATAGTTCAAGTGTTACGGCGTTGTATCGCCATGAGGCAAATATGTCCACATCTTGATAGTCCGATGTAGTAACGGACAAATCATCGCCATTAACAACAAAGGTCAAGTTGGTGTTCGTAAGTGCCCATATTGATGGCCGACGCCGGGTCGAGCCAGAATTAGAGTATTGGACAATACCGCCGTCACCACTGGCCGTCTTTTTGAAAGTGGCACACATAGTAAGTGATGCATTTCCTCCTGGAAGACCACCAGAGGGGATGTTAATAAAGTCGTCAACGCCATCGAATAGCACGCTGCCGCCTGACCAGGAAGGAGGGTCTGCGCCAAACGCGCCATCTTGCCCGCTCTTTGTATCAGCAACAATCGTGCCCGATCCCTCGTCCATCAAATATTCGCGGAGCCAGCCATCTGAGGATGCCAGTATGCCGGGGAAAATAGGCATCACAATGCATCCAAGATGGTGTTGCCACCGGCGCCATACACACGGAGCGAGCCATCACTGTGCCTCATTGCCGTAACAGCACCGTTAGCAGGCAACGAATGATCAGCGTCTACTCCATCAATCAAGACGGCAGCAGTGGTGATATTGAAGATGTTAACGAAAAATCCGCTGGTGAAGCCTGCTGCGGCACCAAAAGTCTGAGTGCCTGCGGCAGTAATTTCAACCGTCAATCCGTAGTCATCATTGTCATAAGTCTTTGCGCCAGCCGTGACGGTAGGTGCCGCGATTATCTCACCGAATACCTCGACGACTGGTGCCGAGCCCGCGTTTGATCGCACCCACACATAACCGCGCCCACCATTAACAAGCCGTGCCGTGCCCCCGGCCGTACCATTCACACTGCCGACGTCACCAGCAACGCTTACGAACGAACCATCATGTTCCGGCTTGATCAACCAGAGTGAGCCGGCCGGAGCTGCCGCCGGGACAGTCCAGTCTACACTCGCAGCGTGGCTTACGTAAGTGACGCTACGGTGGAGCTGGAATGTTAAGCCGAGCGTCTCCGTCGTAGATGTGCTGGCGACTATAGTTGGAGCAAGAACGCCCGCAAAATAAACTGCAATAACGTTGTCCGTCTCTTCATAGATAAAGAGCATCGTTTGCCGACCAGCAACAAACGTAGTTGGCAAGTCGGCGTTGTCTCGGGTACCACCATCAATAAACTCTGCGCCCCAAGTGTGCACATCAGAAACACCAGAACCGGCATCATTCGCCACAAAGTCAATCTGAACGCTGCCACCATTAAAATTACTTCCAGCGGCTTTCGCCCAAGGGATAGCTGCCGTTTGAGTATAGGTATCCGTGAAGATAATCTGAGCAGCATCGATCAAAACTGCGGTAGGGTCAAAACCTGTTCGATTAATGGCCTCTCCGCCACCCGAGCCCGAAGTCGCCGCCGTAATCCGACCTTGTTGATCCACGGTAATATTAGAGTTGGTATAGTCGCCAGGTGTGACCGCCGTATCGGCTATCTTTGCTGCTGTGATTGCACTAGCTTCGATATCATCAGTGTCTACCGTATCCTTCGCGGCCAACAAACCTGCATCAGTAATATCAGCTAACGCGTGGGTGTGTGCTCCTGCGCCTTCAAATGCGACAGAGCCATCAGCTTGCTTAGTCCAAACATTACCATCAGCACCGCCAGAAAAGTTTAAATTGTTTGTAGCTGGTATAATACTAGCAGATGTAATTCCACTTGGTTGCAATGCGGTATCAGCTTTATCACCTTGTACCGCAGTAGCTAAGCCAGCTTCAACAGGATTTTGCCAAACGCCTTTACCAGAACCTGTATCAAACGCTAATACATCATTGTTTTGAGGACTAACTAGATTAAATTCATCAATAGTATTAGCTGCCTGTGTGCCAGTATGATTAGCGCGGGCGAAAGCATCAGCAGCCTTTGCTTGCGGATCATAAACAGACGCAAGCATATCACCGCCGCCAGGTACGGCAATAAATTCAAGTGCGGTTTCACCGACATTTACAGCAACAATTTTATTTCCGTGTCCGGTAAATGAAGATGGAGTATCGGTTAATACTAAGAAAGTTACGCTCGGTATTGCCCAAGTACCATCACCGCGCCAAAATGTTGTAGCACCTGCACTAGTGCCGCCGGCTAGATTTCCAACCGGCAGATTGCCGACAACATCTGTAGTAAGATCGACTAATCCCAATGTAATAACTTGACCCGCGATTGATAAATAATCAGGTGTTCCAGCTAAAGTAACAGGATCATGGCCGCCAATAACTAAAGCATCTGCATAAGCTTTAGTAACTAAATGTGTAGGATCGGTAGGAGTAATGCCGGGGACAACGCCTGTAAATCCTCTTGCGCCGTCTACTAATATATATTGTGTATGATCATCACTAAGTAAATTATCTAACAGACTATGACTAGTTACCCCACCTGCGCCTTCACCACTATCTATAAAATCAGATATTTCCTGTAATACAGCCTTTAGTCTAGTTTTATCTAGCGGTATTCTATCAACAAGCCATGTAAGATCAAGCGTCATTGTTACAACCCTTCAACTTGAAGCCATGATTGGTTCATAATCAAAGCAAATGCTGTACTTGATGAAGGAATGTGTCTAATTTCAAAGAAATCACTAATAACTACAGGTAATATCGGTGATGAAAATTGAATATTTGTTGATTGTTCTGATGGTTGTGCACCGGCAGGTCCGTATTGTCCGTATTTCAATGATATATCAGCATTTTTAGTAAATAAAACAAGTAAGTTTGCATTAGCTGTAACTTCAAGTGATAATTGTACAGTTAAACGAACTTTAGTTACGTCGCTCGGTATGACAACTTTATTATTTGCAGTATCTATTATTGAGTTTACATTATATAATGGCGTACCGTTAATTGGAATAATACCAGGAGAACCAAAATCTAAAGTCGGTCCTGCCGCATCTTCTAAATAAACTAATCCCAATGGTTTTAAATTACCTTGAAATTCCGCTAGTTGTGCAGGTGTTACTTTACCCGCCGCACTACTTGATACAATAGATACCAGATTAGTGATTTGACTTGATAAGACATTACCTAGATCAGCCCGCGCAGCTTCTACACCACCCGCCGTAAGTCCATCATGAACTCTTAAAGTTTTCTTAGTAGTATCAACAGTTATTTCACCATCACGACCAATAAATGCATCAGCACCAGTTGTATTATGCCTAATGCGTTGAACTCGCTTAGTCATTTAAGATTGCCTTCCAGCTACAGGAGTTTCCATCTCTATTTGTTTTATCTCAAAATAATCGCCGGGGTCTTTTGTTTTTATTTTAAGACTTAAATATAAAGCATTTTCATACGTAGTATATAAAGTTCTTCGACCATCTACAATAATTGGAATTAATTCCGTAGTTTTAAAAAGTCCGCCATCTTGATTAATCAAATTATACGCATCGTTTGAAGCATGTAATTCTACAAAAAATCTACTACCTGTAGTAACACCTTCTCCCCAATCTTCTTCTTCATCAAGTATATTCCAATCTTCGTTAATATCATCACCTTCAATAGTTAACCAGTCGATAAAAGTTTGTTCTGAGACTTGATCACTGCTATTAATTGCTATTAATGTTTGCGCATGATAACGACCAACAGCTTGTGGGTCTTGTAATCTAAATACGCCTAATTCAACAAAACTATCAACAAACGCGTATTCACGTAAGTGTTGAATAACTTGATAAGTAGAAAAGCCGGCTAACATACCCACCGCGGTTTCAAAAGCGGCCTGATCAAAACTTCCAAAACCGTCTGAGAAAAATAAACCGTCAGTAGATTGTTGATTCGACTCGATAAAAGTATAAAGTTTAACAATTTCTAAATCATCATCAACGGTTTCTATTTCTTTATTCAAGTTATATATAGTATTATTGGGTAATACTTCACGAGAAAAGTCAATAGTGCTTATTTTTATAACCGTACTAAAATTATTAGTTACACCGTCAAAATATGCAGAATGTTCATCAGTGATACCGCGTTGTGCATATAAATTGGCTCGCCGAGAAAAAATTTCAAAGTTTCCAAACTCGGTTATTTTCCTGGCGTATCTATCGTGATCCAAATAAACTAAATCATCTTCTGCGATAGTACTAATATGTGGAGGAAAATTCATTAATGAATAGTGTAAATAATCAAATGAACCAAATTCATCCCGTGGTATATAAATAACAAATGATTTATCAAAAATTTCAGCACCTTGCCGCCAAGATATGAATAATAGTTGACGTTTTGTATCATAGAATAATCTATAATTTTCATCTATATTAGTATTGACGTTTTTAAAAATAGTTTCCTTAAAATGCTCGCTCATTAATGGTTGCCACGGTTCAGGTGTAATATTTAAAACAGAAAAAAAACCAATTCTACTGAGAACAATATGATTTTGTTTACTGATATCTGCAATACAAAATGGATTAAGTGGTACGGTTTCAGAAGATATTACAGTGTGATGAAATGGAATAGCCGCGTCAATTAATCTGGAGAATAATATACCATTTTCTAAATAAGTAATAAATCCGCCAACAACTTCTTTAGCAGCTAATGGATTGCCGCCGCCAGCAATTGCCGTTAATTGAAATCCGGCACCGGTACCTTCAGCATCTGGAGCTAAATCTTCGCCATCATCTATAGCTGACCAAGCAATTGCAGCTATACCCAATATAATCAGACGGCCGCCAGATTGTGTGACAGCGACTGGATTAGCCGGAATATTTGGATCATCCATAACTATAATACTACCTGTTAATGGATTATATTGTAATAGCGGACTATTCTTTTTTGCAAAATAATATCTATTAGCTACAAATGCGATGGACCAAGGAAAATATGTTTGATTAATCGGAAGATGATAAAACGGAGCATATCTATTATTAGCGCTATCTATGATTAATATACCATTATCAGTAAATAAAAAATATTCCTGCCCGACTTTAATACTTTGTATATAACGAGGTCTGTATAATCTCTCATAAATATAAATATCGCTACCAAAAGCAGTTCTTGGCCCTTGCGTTGCAAAAATAAAATTCTTACCGTCAATGACAAACGGTTCTTGAACCTGTTGACGACTTAAGCTTGGAATTAAACCACGAAATTGATTTATAATTAAAGCCATCAGTTAATCACCTAAATAAATAGAATAAGTTGCAGGATAATTTTGCCCATCTATTAATAAAAATGGAACAAGTAATGGACGTGACAAGGCAAATAAAAATCCTGGTGTTAATCCAGATGCCACATCAGTTAAGAATAATCTAGTAAAAGCTTTATCATAATCACCGCCACTTGCTGTAAAAGTAAATACAGCTGATACAATTCTATAAACACTATTCACTTGTTCTGTAGTTGGCCAACCGGCTAAACTTCTTGGTACGGGTTGTCTAACATAACCGTTTGCCGCAGCAACCTCATCAGTAACATCTGGCAGTGTTGCTGTCTCATTAACTACTGTATTACCGCACAAGCCAAAATACCAATTTCCACCGCCGGCAACTAGACCTTGATCATCACGCATTAGCATTTTTAAAAAAGATAACTCACCTGTATCTGTAATAAAATTAGGAATAACTAATTCTTTTTTAGTGCCTGGATAGATTGTAAACTCACCACGCATCTGTCACTCCTCTATGCTTGTTATGACGCCGGCAATGACAGTAATAGTTTTAGCTGGTACATCATTGCTAATAAATGTTCCATTAATTCCATTACTTAATACTGCACGAATTTTATCAAAATTCTCAATTAACCAGCGTACCATTTCCTGATTAATTTGTATATCAGCCGGAGGAGTTAGATTAATTTTTTTAGCAATTAAGCTCATTCGTTTTCTCCTATTAACTTAATTTCTTTACCTTCAAACGGTTCAGAACTTGTAAATGTATTAAACATATCTCTAAACACAGCAAATGTTGATCTGGCTCTTGGATCATCTATACTTTTTAACGCTTTCGCCATCGCACCTTCTTCTATTAATTCTGACCAACTTAATAATAACCAATGAAACACACGTTCTTCAGCTGTTTCATTCATACCTTCTGTCTGGAGCGTGGGAACGTATGTACTAAATTCATTTAAATATAACCAAGTCTCCGTTTCTCTATCAAATTTAGCTGGTCTAGTATTAGGTTCATAATATTTAAATGTAGGTGGAAATACAAAATAAGATAAATTAATATTTTGTTCACCTTGCACACCGTTAAATACAAAATAAGTTGAACCGCCATAATAATAGTGATCTTCTTTATCTTGCTGCGGGCCTGGTGGAATTAGTCTTGGAAAGACAAGGCTTGGTATAAATTTAACTGTTTCAAATTGTCTAAAGTTCTTTGGCCGCGCCCAAATAAAAGCATTAGTTGAATTGCCGGAAATGTCTATAGAATTTTCTATTCTATCCCTGTAAAATAATCTTTTAGATGATAATTCTTTTAATGTAAAATTAACGTATGAAATTGCGTTACTTTTAGTAAATAACTCTAGTCTCTGAACACGTGTTAGTACATTGTCTACAGTTTCTGAGAACATTATTTTTCATTGTTTGACGGTGCTTTATTTTCAACAAGCACAGTTTCTTTTGTTTCTTTATCTTTATCAACCAGTCTCTTAGCAATTTGTTGTGCCGGCGACATCATCATTTCAGTCATATGACCGGCAGTCATTCCGCCGGCAATTGCGGCTGGTTTCTTAGATTGATGCTCTTTAGCTATCTGTAAAGCGGCTTCTCTATTAAAAGGTCTATACATTTGATTTAAATCAAACCTTTCACCGCTTGCTAACATTTTATCAAATAATTCGGCGTGTCGATCTTCAAGAGTTAAAACACCATCAACTACTTGATATTTACAAGTTTTACCTCCCTCATCCGGAAAACTAATTTTTCCGCTACCCTTTGTTGCTACATAAGACTTAGACATTTTAAGGCCCTCCTCAGAATTACAAATCAACAACATCCGCAGTATCAATACCGGTAAACTTACCGGCGGTCTTTTCGACCAAATATTCCATTGTTAGCACAGAAGTGAAGATACCAAAATCGGCATCAACGCCTGCGCGCTGGCCGTTTTCATCATAAGTATCTTCTTCAGTAGTTCTGAACCACCGCATGACAACAGCACCTGGATGAAACATAGTAAGCTGTTTGTTCCAAACCGGGTTCATGATATAGATTGGGTGAGAAACCAACATAATTGTGCCAAACGGTGTAATAACCTTAGTCACCCTTAAACCAAAAGCACTGCCGCCAGGTTCTAACTGAATATTTCCCCAAGTCTGTGCAAGTGTATCAACAACACTTAACACACTGTCGCCGCAGAATGTAATACGTTCATTGGGCGTACCTTTAATATTTACGGTGTGCACGCTTTGAACAAAATCGCGTAGTTGAGACCACTTAACTGCAGTTGATTGCGATTCAACGTTGGTAATAATAATCGGATCAAGGCCGTCCATGGTACTGAAATGCTTACCATTCCGTTTGTCAATAGTCTTGCGACCAAAATGCAATGAATATTCAATATCTTCAGCATGGATCATTGCGCCATCACGACGATTTTTTGCCTTCATGTTGTTAGTTGTTTGGAAGTCAAGCTTTGGAACATCACGAGAAACATCCCAAGGAGTGCGGAAACGTTGAATATAGTTGTATCGAGGATAACCAAGCTTTGAGTAACCACTTGGCCTAGCAGATGCTTCCTCAAATGCATTACCAACCTGTTGAATTGGAACAGGTGTAGAACTGCCGTTAATAGTTGTATTAGTAGTATCAGCAAATCCACGTTCAACTGTAACAGTAACACCAACAACGGCAGTAACAAAAACATATTCACCAGTTGTTTCCACCATCCAAACTTGATTTGGTAGAACAACTGATCCATCATCAACAGTGAAAGTCGTACCTGTAGTAGCGTTATTTACAACATTGACACGTCGTGTTAAATGTGCCTCTTCAAACCAAATTGCAGCCAATGAATTGATTGGCTGTGATTTCATGCCGGCACTAAGCGCGAAGAACGGCGCCATGCCAGCTTGTTCAGTTTGTAGTAGACCACCGGCAAGATCAGGCTTAAGATCGCCGATAATGCCACTATCAGAAAGAAAGATACCTTTCACAGCCATTGTGATCTCTCCAGAGCTTAGCTACCTTTTAACAACTTCATAAAATCTATATTGGGCGCATTGTGTGAAGGTGTCAAGTCCTCTGTTTCATCTGGATTTAATTGAAACATTTCAGAAAATTGCGGATCTTTTAATTGCCGTTGTTTAAATCCTGATGAAAATTGTTTTTGCATAGCTCTGAAAAATTGAACTGTAGTTTTAACGGCTTTTGTATGATCATTCTTATGGATTTTCATTGCTTGATTAAGAATACTATCTGCAATAGGTGAAAAGGCTTCTTCTGTAGTAAATGGAAGCGCTTCATTAAGACGGCTCTTTGCTGCATCAAGTCGAGAATAGTTAGTGCTTTCACGTAATGCTTTTTGTACCGCGGTATCAACAGCGCTGTTATGAAATTTAGCTTGAATAGTTAACATTTCTTGAAATGCTCTATTGATAGCACCACCGATGGTTTCGTTTAAGTGATCAAGCTTACCTTCTTGCAATTCAGTCGCCATTTTAGCTGGATCAATACCTTGGAATAGATTTTTAGATGTAATAAATTCGTTGAGTTGCTTATTGAAATCTACGGTATCTGCTGGTTTTTGCGGTTGCGTAGCACTATCAGTTGGTTTTTGCGGATCAGTTTGTTCATCATTCCAGAATTTACTTAATTCATCAGGTAATTGTTGATCATCCTTCAGGCTTTGTTGATCTTGTTGTACTTGCTGATTTTGAGGATCAGCTGCGGGCTGTGTTTGCTGTGTTGAACTATCGGGTGTTTGTGCAGGTGAACTCGGTGTACCACCACTACGACTAAAGAGACTACCGATGGCCATGTTACAGTCCTTGTTCTTGGAGCTTTGTAAAGAAACTAATTAAATCATCGAGCAGCTGTATTATTAGTTGGCGTTTAATAAATTCAGTTTTAAACTGGTCACCGTCTTTGTATTGTAATTTGCAGAGATTTTTTTCAGCTTCTGATTTTTCATCTTTTATTAATTCTATTAATTGGGGAAAATCGTTAATAGCAAGTTTATACAATATAATCTTTTGTGCATCTATGATCTCCATATTAAACATTATTCACCTGCCACTAGATTTAATAATGAATTTTCTTGCTCGCTTTGACCTTCTTGTTGCTCTTGTTCTTGAATTGCTTGTTGTAGTAATTGGAAAGCTACTTGCTTTTGTTCTCTTGTAAGTTTATCAAAATCATCCTGCCATTTGAATGCGGTAAAGTCAAACCTGTCACCCATTAATGTTAACCAATAATCAATTACTCTGACTACATCAATTTGATCATTACCAGCTTTGCTTTGTAATAACATATTAATTACATCTCTTAATCCTTCAGTAATTTGTAATTTATCAATACCTTTTAATCCAGTAGAGATTAAGAACTTAATTCTAGCTGTTGCAATCTGTGCAGGATTAACTGTTAATAATTCACCATTCTCAGGGCTAATAATTTCCATTGACTTCTGGAATTGAAGAATATTATAATACATTTGATGTCTTACAGGTTCTAAACCTTGATCATTAATAATTCTTGCAATTTTATACGGTCTTCTATTGGCAGCTTGCACTGTCCATGCGGCTTGATATAGTGTAGCGCGTTCTAAATCGCTCATAGCGCGTTGGATACTGGTTGGAAGAATGTATTGCATAAGATCAACAATTTTACTAATTTGCTCAGGAGCATCTTGTTGTTGATTATGATCAAATTGCATTGCAACTCTACGAATATCTCTATCAACAGCATAGTTTAAATCCGCAAATACAACACCACTTCGGAAATCTTCTTTGTTAACACCAGCAAATGCTTGTCTGTCTAGAATTGTAACTTTATTTAAAGCTTTTCTTTGCCCGTGTTGATCTGTATTAATTTGGAAGCTGGCATAATGTTGCAATGGGCGTAACATTTCGCCGTATGAAAGCGCGTCTAAACCACTTTCATCTTCCCAAGGCATGAAAAATCCGCATGGAAGCATACCGTGCGCATAATCTAACGGAACGGCCCGGATAATTCTAAATCCATTAGCGATGGATATTAACCAAATTTGTAATTCTTGAGTAGAACTTAATCCAAATTCTTTAGGATTAAGCCAAATATACGTATTAACAATTTCAACACTATTAGCATCCATGAAAACATTTAATTCCGGCTGCAATGTACTACGCCAGTTGATCTGCTGTCCCTCTTTTACCAACGCACCTTCTACAAGGAAGCGCGGTTTTTGCTCGTAATACCTCATTTCGACTGCGCGATGGTCAATTATATCTTGTGTGTTATAAAAAATACCCTGTTGTGCAGCTTTTTTAACTCTAAACGGTGTACGCATTTGAATAGTAGCAAAAAACTCACCCAATCTTGGTAAATCAACAGGCAATACAGATACATCCCAAATAAAATTATATGGATCAGCAGATATAACAGCATTACCTTCTGTGACTATACTATTATCAGTAAATTTAACTTCACCTTGTTGCCTTGTTTCATCAAAATTAATGCCTCTACCAATCACTTGCTCCCATTCTGTTATTAATCCACCGAAATTGTATTTCAATCCATTAAAAAATGCCTTTCCCATATTTCGATAGTGTTGAAAATCAATAGCATTCTGGTTCATTACAGAAGTAAATGCACGCGCTTGTTCCATTAATGAAGCTTCGGCAGTAGTTTCATACATTTCATTATCAGGCGCTAATACATTTAATAGAAACGTAGTACACTCATCTAATTGAACTACAGTTAATGGAAGACTGATATCTACAGGTTTTGGAGCTTTTCCGCTGACATTATCCTGATGACGTTTTGCATCATCACCTGTCGGAATAACGTAACCACTTAATTCATTATCAATCATTCTAAGCCTGTCAACTAAATGTTTTCTGACAAAATTACCGAAGTCTAGTTTTTCTCTTACATGTTTCAATAGTTTAATATGTTGTTCTTCATTTATCTTAGCACCGGTTTCATCTAGTTGGAAAGTTGTTTTGGACTTCGCCATTTTACCTAAACCTTTTTAAAGATCAAAGATCCCAGCTGCGTCCCAAGTAACAGTTGCTTCACCATCAGTAGTAAGTGGTAAGCCGGTAACACCGGTATCAATATAGGCAACCAACGGACTTGTAGTAGACACACCAGTATCCATGTAAAGAATAAGAGCTTCAATACTGGTTGCGGTTAAATCTGTAAAAGTTGCATCAGCGCCGTCTATTGTTTTGCCTGTAACAGTAGGACTGCCAATTGCAACAGGTGTACCAATTACACCGGTCACATCGTTAAAGAAATCGTGCGCTTGAGAAAATGTGTAGACACCGGTATCAATTGCTGCAACTTTTAGTGTTGCCGCGGTAAGATCAAGTGCAGCAAGACCTAGACCAGCAGAAGCGATTAGGTCTTTCCATGCGTCGTAAACAGCGTTCGTCATCTTTTAGCTCCTCGTTCTGGTTGTTATGCAGCCGGTCGGAAAGCAATCGTGCTCGCCGCCCACTGATCATTACCGCCGGTACTTGTGAACGCACCCGGATCTTCAAGCGCCGCAGTTTCAAGGATGCGTACGGCAAGAAATACAGTTGCGTTGTCATCACCAAGCTCGGTATCTCGTGCGACAAAAGTGCCGGTATAGTTAGGTGGCGCGCCGCCGCTTGCACCTACAGCATCATCATCTAACTCGCCACAAATAACAATCGCGCACTTGTTTGTAACCGGTGTAATTGACGGTGGGTTCGGATTACCGCTTCCTCCAGTCGCTTCTGCTGGCGGCGTCACGTCGAGAGGCGTGGTCTGGTCAACGCCGCGCAATACAAGCATTGCCATGACGCTGCCAAGTGTTGCGCGCTGCTCTACTACAATTGTAGTTTCGCCTTCGGCAAGGGCTTTCTTGTAAGCAACTTGGCGGCCAGGGATACTGGCACTACTGCCAGCTACAATGTCGACATAACCTTGACCTAAGACACCGCCACCATTACCGCCTGGATCAATGCTGGCATCTGAAGTAAAATTAACGATTACTGTATCACCAGCCTGCACTGATCCGGGGAGCGTTTTTTCTTCAGTGGCGGTACCACCTGCAATCGTTGCCGAGCCAATACCTACAGTTACAATGTCATTACTAGGTACAGTAATTATATGCGTTCCAGACGCCTGCGCATTTATAAATTTGGTAGGTTCAAGTATAACACTTAAAGCATGCGTGCCAAATATTTGCGTATTAGTAAACAGCGCAACTATAAGATTAGCTGAAACCGCCGGCGCACCAAAAGTTTGTGTATTCACAAATGAAGTTGGCTCAAGTTTGGTATTTAATATATGATTACCAAATGTTTGTATATTTACAAAGCTTGTATGTACTAGATTTACACTTAAAGCATGGGTGCCAAAAGCTTGTGTATTTGTAAAATGTGTAGGTGATATATTTGGCGCCGGTTCTGCAATAGTATGTGAACCAAAGACTTGTCCATTTACAAAACTAGTTGCATCAAGTCTGACTGATAGGAAATGTGTTCCAGATGCTTGTAAATTGGTAAAGCTTTGCGGGGCGATTATAACACTTAATGCCGGCGCACCAAATACTTGAATATTAGCAAAGTGTGTTGGTCTTATTAGCTCAACTATAGTAATTTCATGCGTGCCGAAAGTTTGAATATTAGTAAAACTACTAGTGGTTAATTCTACAGAAACGGATGGATTATTAAAGGTTTGTTCATTAATAAATTTATTAGCTTGAAGATTAGCGTTAAGAGCATGATTACCAAAGACTTGTTGATTAATAAAACTAGTTGCTATTAGTTCAATGCTGAGCGTATGATTACCAAAAGCTTGATTATTTGTAAAACTAGTTGCAGCTAGTTCGGCTGATAATTTATGTGAACCAAAAGTCTGCGCATTTGTGAAATGTGTAATTAAAAGATTATTCTCCGAAAGTATAACATGCGAACCAAATGATTGTGTATTAACAAATAATGTAGCTACAAGGACAACGGAAAATGCATGTATACCAAATATCTGCGTATTAATAAATTTTGTAGGCCGTAAACCACCGCCGAAATGTAGTAATACTAGATGCTTTTTACGATTTTGTCTATGCGGCGGTACAGTAAGTTTATGAAGTTTACGCATGGATAACATTTTATTTACTTTGTTTACTAAGTTTATTAAACTTATCAGAACTAGTAGTATCAGTAGGCCAAAATGTTTTACGTGAGACAGGTTCTTTTTTCAATAAATCCTTAGAATGTAATACAGCTAAAGATTTTTTACGATTTTGCTTACGTGGAGGCGCGCGCCTAATCATACAGGTGACAACTCTAATTCAGGAATATTATTAATTAATTGCGGCGGTTTCAAATCTTGCATAAACTCTCTTGAATATTGTTCAATCATTTGCGGGCCATATGCACAACTATCAATACCGTCATCATCATTATGTTCTTTCATTGGATCATAATTTAATAACTGTGTAGTTAATTGAAAATCATTATTATTAACCGCATATTGGCCACTAGATAATAGCATACACCAAGCCGTTAACCGCTGTGTTTTCTTTTCAGAACCAAATACAGGAACAAATACTAAATCTTCATAATGATACCACTTTGCCCATATCTCAAATACAGGTTTTAATACCGCTTGAAATGCATTAGATTCAATACCAACTACTCTAATACCCCACTTGAAACAAAGCATTGCAGTTAATTTAAATGTTTCCATCGGACCTAGATGTGGTGCAAGAATTAGATCAACTATCTGCCAACGCATACCAGTCCAGCCATGAGCAGTGATTCCTGTTTGATTAGCCCATGTTTTCTTAGAAATAGCAGGATCAATTACAATAAATCCATATTGAATTTGATCAGGTTGTTTTGGCTCGTCATATGTTATTTGATCAGCTTGAATAAGTTTTCTAACACCGCTTAATGGCATATTCATTACTTCGGCGTACCATACGTCTAGCATACCCTCTTTTAAATATTCCCTAAAATCTACTTTCAATTTTTCTAATGGCCATCTTTCAGGCCATAATGGTGATCCGTTGGATAATAATGCCGCATATCTAACAGAATACCATTCTGTGGCTTTACAAAGACTTTCTAATAAACATCCCGCGCCTACCATATTTCCGATATATATAATTTTATTAAGCATCGCATCTAAGCATTTTCTAAATTCACCGTAGAACCATTGTTTAAATTGTTTAAATCCGGATGGACTTCTTAATAATTTAATAGTTTCCAAGTCATCACAAATTGCTAATTGTGGCCTAGTATTATGGAAATTTAATCCTCTAACTTGTTGACCTGCACCACGAGCTAGTAAAATACAATATTTCCCATCCCATTCAAATTCATAATGACCATCACCAGGCCTTTCCACATGAAAATAAATCTTACCAAATACTTTAACAAAATTATCGGATGTCATCCAATTGATTATATCTCTGCAAGCCGCAGTAGCAACTGTTTCGGTATCAGATAAATAAAGAATGAATTTAAAGTTTGAGAAAAGAAAATGCCAAACTGCTGCCAGTTTGGCAAGAGTTGTCTTAGCGTGGTCGCGTGGAAGGGCAAAGGCAAGCCGGGAAACAGTTGAACTAATCATTAGTCTAAAACCATTAATATGAAAATCAGGAACTTCTAAATCTAATTCTTCGTAATGGAAAAAATGAATTAAAAACTCCGGATCATCACGGACTAAAGACTTAATCTGTGCTACATCGGCTTGGACATGGGCGAAATTACTCATCTTCAGATTGTCCATGGCATAAACTATCTAATATACTTAATATACCAAAAAGAGCAATTACTAATGCAATTACCACCATGATTAACAATATTTTAACCATAATCATTTATTACTTCTTGATTTTCTACCGGTCTTATAACTCTGGCCGGTTGATTTTTGGCATACTCTAATTGCGGATACTTTACTTCTTCCCTTCCTTTGAACTTTTCTTACACACCTTCCGACCTTACTTTTACTAGGCATCTTTTTCAACCTTCTTTTTAGATCTATTTAATTTTCTAACTACACCTTCTGGATCAATTCCAAGATGCGGCAATACGCCATACTTTTTATGCATTCTTTGCGGAAATTCAGCTAAATTAGGCGTTTTTGATGCCGCAGCATCACGCTTATGTTTTTTACTTAAGTTTTTTTCATCTGTTGGAACTCTTACAGATGTTTTACGGCCCGGCATCCTTAACCCTTTCAAGGGCTTTCAGACGGCCTGCCTCATTACGCGCTTTTTTAGTTTCTACGCATTCTAAGAATTTAGTTAATGAAATATGACAACCAGCGGCAGCTTGATGTCCGCCACCGCCAAATTTTACAGCTAAATCTGCCACATTAAATCTATCTTTTTCGCTCCTAAATGATAATTGTACATCACAATTTTCCGTAACAAAGTAACAAAGTGCAAATGGCACATTATATCGTTTCATTAACTGATTAGCTACTGTTGATGCATAGAAGTAATTACAATTACATGCTACAGTTTCATGGTTACTAATATAAAATAAATGAACCTTCTCAAGAATTAAATTAACATGTTCATTCTTCATTTGAACCATTGGATAACCGCGTGCATATAATTGACTAATAATTTCATGTTCATTATACATAGTTGGAAAGATTAATTCACTCCAATCTGGAACAGTTTTTTTAATACTTCTTAATGACATTTGCACAGCTTCAGTTAAATCTTTTTTAAACCACCACATATCACCATCTTCAATATGTTTAATTAATTCAGGTGGACCGGATTTAAAAAAGTATTTCCAGGTTAAATAAGCTCCAGAATGGCTCATATCAAATACTAAATCTAAATTATCAAATTCTTTATCTAATTCAAATAACTCCTTCTTAGCGGTTTCATGATGATCAATAATTGTAATATCTCCAGCTTTTTCAGCATATTGTTTCATAATATCTCGTTTAACTGAAAAATCTACAAAATAAACATTTTTACCTTCTACAATTTCAAGAAATTCTTCAGGCTTATTATATCTTCCATAACACAATAAAACATCACCTTTTAACGCTTCGTGAACAATTACGGCAGATGCGAAACCGTCATCACACCCACCATGATAGATGCAGACATTTTCACTACTTTGACTATTTTCACTATCAGACATTGGCCATCGCCTGCGCTAGTTCATCCATATCTTCATACTCTAAACCTTCCTCGGTGTCAAGCATAAACATTTTCTCTACGGATTTTGGGTTCAATCCGTCTTCCTGTTTGTTTTCCAAAACAGTCATATTTCTCTGTCTGTCATTGATTTGCTGGACGAAGGTTTGCCTCAATTGGAAGACAATAACTTTTCCTTCTACAGGCCGGGCATTTAGCGGCCTGTTATTTATACTCCTTCTCTGAGCTCTGTTAGCAACCATAGCGGCTCTCAACGCATATTCTTGGTCAACCGACCCTTGCAAACTGTTTAACACTTGACTAATCGCCAAAGCTTCGACGCCGTCCCACCCATCTTTAATAGCTTCTTGTTGCTCTAATTCATCATTATATATACTTGAAAATATATCCCTATATTCTTTAGTTTCATAAATCTTATATAAATCATCAACATTAATTCCGACAATATCAGCAATTTTATCAACCGGTAATTCATGAATACTTAGACTAGCAATTCTTCGCAAGACTTTAATAGTCTCACTGCTTGCAGTAGTGCTTGTAGAGCCGTTAGCGGGGCTTTTCATGAACTAAATATATAACTCCTTTATTAGTAAAGTCAACCCTTTTCTGCTTTTTCTGGCCACAAACTCCCAAAAATTCCAACTTTTAGCCCCATTCCACATGAAATTTTTGTGAAATGAATTTTTAATGTTTATTATAATTTTATGTAATATATTTTATTGTATCTATTGCATTTACTATTTTAAAATTAAATAATAAACTGCGTGGAACCTATATTTATTGAATAGCCACCCTATTTTGAAA